CAGGTACGGAGACGCAAAGTTGGCCCACCGAGGGTAGTCCGTGGATGACTTGCCAGCACGACCTGCTGAGAACCCGGTCGGATCAAGACCAGTAAAGTCTGCAAAATCCGACTCGGTTGCACCCTTCGTCACCCAATACTCGATCCCGTACGGCGTTCGCTCATCGGACGAGTCCACAGGCTTACCCCACAGATAGGACTCCAGCTTCTCATAGAAGCTCGTCATCATCCCAATGTACTTCGTTTGAATGAGATCGACAATCTTATGGCCGCCCATTTGAAATGCCTTCTCACGAACGTCGAAGACGTAATGGGCATTAACGTGGCGAGGCTGGACTTCGAGCTGGATCGTCGTCTCATTGATCGCTGAACCGTCCGTCTCATAGAGACCAACGGCCTTTGCGCTGTGGTTGTGGTCGACCTGGGCGAAAAATCGCCAGTCGTCGCCGCCGTCGAACTTCTTTTTCTTGCCCTTCCACATTTCGCGCACGGCGACGTGGTCGGTTAGGTCGGTCGCCATATCAACGAAGGAGCCTCGCTTAATAAGGTTTTCCTGCGTGAGCCTTGCGGCATCAGGCACGTCTGCATAGGCAATTCCTGCCATAGTATTGTTCTTTCGTGTTGACCCCGGTGGTTACTGGCTACTTTGAATACACCTCATCCAAAAGTGCAGCAGTCTCGTCCTCCGGAGATTGTGTTGATTTGGTTTTCTTTCCACTTGCACGATTGATGTGCTGGCCGGCCTGCTTTTTCAGACCAGACGACACTTCACTTTCATGTAGTGACTGATACTCGTCTGCAAAAACGAGTCTTGCCGATGTGCGGAAAATTTCTTCGCGCGTCGGCGTTGGTTGCCCGGATGCTTGATATCCAGCAAACAATACGGCACATTGATCTGCAAGCGCAGTACGTTTCGCAAGTTGCAAACTTCCCGGGGCCTGATCGCCGTGACCGCCCGACCCCAGGGCTTTATCGAATGGTAGTTTATTGACTTCAGAATCGAACCACTGCGTAACCTCGCGACCGGCGGCTTCATTACTTGCCGCTTCACTGGCGGCCTGAGCCTCACGGAACGACGTCATTTCATCCTGCTGTTTTTGCAGGGCACTCCGCATTGCGTCCTTCAAGCCGTCAAACATCGCGATGGCTTTTGGTTCCCATTCTTCCGGGTCAAGCGGTGGCAGGTCCGCAAATGGGTCGACCGGCTGCGGCACGCCTTCTGGCTCTTGAACTTGTTTCTGTATCGGTGGCAATGGGGCCGCTGCCCGATCCTCTAGGTAGCGCACCTCGGCAAGCAGCGCCTCGCCAGACGAGAATTCATTGGCATGCTCCGGAGAGATCCCAATGCTGGCAGCACGCGACATCGCATAGTCACTTATGGCTGGTGCGGCGGATTCTTCCTGTTCATTTCCTTGAGCTTCACTAGTATCCCCGACAGCTCCATCTTCGTGTGTTTCAGCACCAGGACTTCCGTAGTCTGTCTTTTCGTCAAAAATCTCGTGTCCGTCGGCTTCATCTTCTTGTTCAGCTTCGCTCGACAAATCATCAGTGACCTCTTCGTTTTCCGCAGCAGTCGACACGAGCTCCTTGGCTTCTTCATCGGCCTCGGTGATAAAAATGTCAATCTCTTCTGTGAACGCTTTTTCGTCTAATGGCATGGGTCTCCCTTCCAATGGGTGGTTAGTAATAGCCCGATTTGTCGTGTATGCCGCGTAGTTTCAGTGCCTGTTTGCGATGACCTGGGCTGGTGTAAACCGGGTCGCCGTCAGTAGTTACGTCTGTTGGTACGCCCTGGTCCTTGAAGAACTTTCGGAGCTCCCCGGCCTGGGCGGCATTAACACCAGACGCAACACACGGCTCCATTGGCCAACCCCGACCCGCCACTTTAGGGGAGTTCTCGGCCTGGAAGTCGCGAAAGGCGTGATGGCCATCAATCAAAATCGACTTTGGGGCCTTGCCCATCGGAAACTGACGCTCTGCGGTAGCTCCGTCATCGGTCGTAAAACAATAAATAGCCATCTCCCTATTCTAACTAACGTTCAAGTCAGCCAAAAAAGCAATGAACGGCTACTGAGCAGCAGGGTCCCCCCCAGGGTTGCCGCCCATCAGTAGCTGCTGCATGTTCTGATTAGCGCTGCGGGGCGTAGCCCCAGGCCTTCCAGCCCTTTCATAGGTTCTTGTCGTGTTCGCCGGCTTCCTGGAGGCCTGGGGACCCGCACCAGCGACTGGCGGCTGATCCATAAAAGTGACGATGTCTGAGGCGTCAGGCAAATCAGCATACTCCGCCGCCTTCCGTAAGATGGCCTGCACGTCGATACTTCCCCCTACCTGCTCAATCAATGGAGCAAGCGGAAGCACGAGTCGCTCAACAAACGCCATCAATTTCTGAAGTCTCAGTGTCGGACTATCGTCTTGTAATGAGTAGACGTCAATGTCTAAGTTGTACGAGCTGAATCCTCCCTTCTTTGATCTCTTAGAAAACTCGACTGGAATTGTCGTGTCGGGTATACCAGGAATCGGTTTCTCAAGAGTCCTTCGTTTAACAGGGTCGTTCCACTCGTAATAAGCCAAGGCCTTGAACACATCACGCGCCACGGCAATCACCTTGGCACTCATGTCTCGCAATTGCGCACCAGACGCTTCACTGATGAGCTTATCCTGCCCAACTGTTGAAGTTTGCGGCGCAAGACCACCAAGGCTGTCCAGGTTGCCGGCCACGTAGCTACTAAGCTGCTGGACCTGCATGAAGAACGCGAGCGTCTTCTGGTCGACGCCGGGTGTCGCGAGTAGCTCCGGCTTTCCGCCAGCCGGAAAAGTGATTCCGTCTTGGTCTTTGGCGTTCTTGAAGTTCGTAGCAGCTTCCTCATTGCCGCCAGGGAAGCCCATGACAGCTTTTTGACCGACAGCCTGGTTATCGAGTTTACGAAACAACGCATTCCCAAGTTCATGTAAATCGCGCCAGAGTCCCACGGGAGGTAATGGAAGAAGGCTATCAGGCACAGCCGTAAAGCCGAGCTTGTAGTAAGGCCCACGTTCGGGCCCAGTCCATTCAACCACATTGAAGACCCGCTTGTTTCTTATTCCATAAGTCAACAGAAGGCTTTCGTCAGGTAGCCACACGTCTCTCATCCAGAGCTTGTCACTAAACGTCTTGCCGTCTTCTCTGGCTCGCGTTGTTACGGCGCGGTTTTCACCTTCTTCGCCACGTGTTGTATAGTCATCGGGTTCGAGGCCTTTGAGGGCCTTCTTGTCAGCCCACTTCGACTCCATTACCTCCTCGTAATCGAGCCAGTAATCGTTTCCCTCGTAGTCGATCTTATCTCGATGCTTCGCGTTCATGTCAATGAAGTAGTCGTCCAGCGACACGTTGTCAACAAACGGCTCTCCGTACGAGTGCCCCAGCGCCTGGCCAACAGTATGCAAGCCGCATTTCACGATACCCCATGGAGAAAAGAGTGCCTCAAGGACCATTTGCTGAAATGTATCACCGAGCTTAATCTCCTCCGGAATCATATTGATCGCCAGCTCCATGTTCGCAGCCGTCGGCTTTAGCTCAACAATATTAGTCGAAAACATTGCACGAGGAGCACGCGCCGCTAGAAGCCTCACATAGATTATCACAGCGAGCGCCAGCATGTTGACCGGCACACGCTTCTGCAAACCGTCCTCGGTATGATGGAAACCTACAAACAGTTTTACCGCCTCAATGCGCTTCTGGCGAGGAACCCTAAGTCGCCTGTTCGACCACTTGATGCTCTCCTGGAGTCGTTCCATCTGTTTAGGGTTAAGGGGGTTCATTTTTCATCCTTTGTTGTTGATTGTTACCAGCCTGCTCTGTCAGGGTCTGTCTTCTTGTTCGACTCTCGCTGTTGATTACGCCATGCAAGGGAGCCTATCGGAATCTCTGGCACTTCTTCAACCGGCTTCTGACGTCTAGCCTCCATGCCCTTCCATGCGAGCGCATCAGCCATGACACGATCACCATGGCTCGATCCCGCACCAGTCGGATCAGTTTTGCAGATTGACCTCGCATGAGCTATCCTTTCATCTGCCGTGAAAACATATTCAAGGGTCTCGTCCAACGCCTCCTTCGAGCGATTGACACAATTACCGCTAGCGATTGCGATTTGATAAGCGCCCAGGAGAACCTTTTTCGTTTCCTTTGTCGAAGCCCATCCAGGAATATCCGTCACTTTCTTACTGATCGACTCATCTCGTTGTCGCAGATAGATATTCCCATACCCCAGGTCCATGACACGAGAGCCGAACTGTCGACCGGGACCGTTACTTTCCCAGATCAAGAATGCGCCGCCACCACCTTCCGGCACGAGATCAGCACGTACAACTGGCACGACAGGAGCACAGCGGAACCACAATGCAAGAGCCACGGCCTGCTTCGCAAAATCCTCAGGTCGTATGTAAGGATTGACATATTGGCCAACCTTCTCTTTTGTTGCCGCGTCCCAGATTGAAGCGCACGAATTGCTTGCACCAGTTCCGGCAGAAATGTCACACGCAACAACGTACTTATGGTCACTTGGTGGTTTTCCATCCTTATTAAGAAGACACCACAGCTCCAAGCGACCGCTTGGGTTGTCACGAAAAGCAGTCGGCTCAGCAGTCACTGCATCGTAATCGAGATCCCCGACAGAAATAGGAGGCCTTGCATACTTTCGGATCGTCTCTTGGACAGCTTCTGCATTGAAGAACTGATATCCAGAACCAAGGTAATCGATGTCAAGCTCTTGTGCAATCTCCTGGGCACCCGCACACCGCCTGCACTCGTTATCATACCACGGCGAACGGGGCTTTCCGTCCAAGGTGGGGGCGTAGTGGGTCGGATAGCCTGCTGGGTCAAGGACCTTCAAGGCTCCCGTTTTGTCTGTTGTGTAAAGGCCGACATTCTTCAGTGGGTGTACCGACCAATGAAGGCGGGTCTTGTCAATGACCGTCTGCCGTATATCATAGAAAGCGTTATTTATACCCTTCGGCGTGCTGTTGAAAATTCGAGATTTTGTCGTATCCCGAGTCGAGGCAAGGACACGGTGTCCTTGTTCGACTGCCGCGAACTCATCCAGTAAGATTGCTGTTCTCCGGTCGCCACGAGCGACGTCTCCAGTCGTTGACTCACCATCAATAACAGATCCATTCTCGGGATTCTCTGCATGCAGCAATCGACGGTGCTGACTCTTAATGAAACCTTGTGGCTGGAGCCATACTGGGGAATTGGTCTGAAGGTAGTCAAACTTCCAGAATAATGACTTCGGATTCCCAGCCTTGTCGACATAGTCTTCGGTTCGCGAAACGAGCAAGAAGGATAGACCTGGGCGGAATCGCCATGCCCAGTAGAATGCGCTGAGACAGATCCATGAGGCCCCCATATCACGGCTCTTTTCAATCAGCCTGTCTTTGACGTTGAACGAGCGGATCAGATCGAGGACAGCCTCCTCTTGGAATGGATAAAGAATGAACGGAAGCTTACTGAATGGCTCACTACGTGGATCGTAGGTGTACCCGAAACCATTAAGAAAAAAAATCGGATCACGAGCGCAGGCATCGATAATTACTGAGGCAAAATCCGGGTCTTCCCTGACTCGCCTATGGACCGCTTGCCGCCAGCGCAAGTTGGCTCTAATCTCTTTGGGCACTCTCGCGGAGAATGGAGTGGAGACCTTCATTTGCCGTCGTTGTCTCGACATTCTTCATTACAAAAGAACAAAATAAAACCGTCCGGACGCTTTCTCGTAACAAGCCCCATCCCTGCCGCTATCACTCCAGACGGCCCTATACGAGCATGCGTCATGCCTAACGGATTGTCACCAAACGCTTTTCCGCAGTTGTCGCACTCCCGCACGAGTTCCGGACCCTTCGCTTTCTTCTTACGCTGCTTCGGATTCATCGGCTTGACTTTCGCGATTCTACGCTTCATTGGCAACCTCCACTGGTTCGTACGCCGCCTCAAAGATGAATTCTTCACAGTGAACCAGATGCCAGTTCTCGTCACGGACAATCCAGTCGCCATGTTCCACGTGACGCAGTCCCTTCTGAGTGTTGACAAAAAAATCAGGCATCTCACCTACCTTAGCTCCGTCTGGATGAGAGAACATGGAGTCAATCATTTCAACCCGACCGTTCCATGCCGCATGAAGCCACTCGGGCCACTCTGTTTTACTAAGTTGACGTTCCTTTGTCATTTGAAACGCATCGACTGCACGCAAAAACACTTTTCTTCTGTATCTGCCAATCTTCAATTTCTCTTCCGCACTACCCATCATGATAGGCGTTCCTGAAGGCCTGAGACCTTCAGCCTGATTAAGTTTAATCTTGTCACTGAGAACATTTCTTGCATTAACTAAGAACTGTCCGCGCAACCGCCATGTAGCATGATCGACAACTCTGGCGGCATTGACGCAGTCTGGGCTCCACCAAAATCTCAAAAGATCACGTAACATTTTCATCTTCAACCTCTCTTTCGGATTCAAGTTCACTCAACATCGTATCAATCTCAGCAATAGATCTCGCCCCGGCTATCCTGGAGTTACGTTTTTCTGCTAGCTCCGCATCCCCCTTTGACTCAACTTGACCGACCTTGGCAAGAAAATCCTTTGGGTCGGCGACAGCTTGTTCGTAGAGATACCATGCAGCATCACACGGACAACTCGTAGGCCTCCCGCCGGTACGAGATGTCCACCCGGCCGCCTCGATTGCCCAGCGAAGGCTATCACGATATGTTTGTTCAATGCCTTCGCATTCGACGCTGTCCTCACGAGCGGCGGGGGTGCCTACGTGCCGAATGTGAGCATGTGACTCCGGGTCGGAATCAAACTTACGGACGTCATACTCACTGAAGACCCGGGTGAGACACGGAAATTCTTTCGACGCCCTTATGATGGCTTCAGTATGCTTGAGTCCCCCGCCTTCCGGCGCCTCCAGCAACCAAACACGAGCCTTCCATTTCTCATACGACTTCCCCTGCTCTTTCCCTTTTTCCTGCGCCCACAGAATCTGCCTTACTCGTGATGCAAATGCCTTCATATCACTTTCGGTCGCTGGCTTAGCCTTGGGGCGAACGGCCTTGAGGCTCTGACAGACTTTCGAGATCGTCTGCACACAGACACCGAAATCTTTCGCGAGGGTCACTTGCATCTCGCCGTCAACAAACCGAGTCGCAATTTGTTGTTGCTGATCCGTCGTTAGCTTGATATTTGCCAAAACGTGGCCCTTCCTGTACCTGAGACCCAATTACCATTGTAATCGACGACTATTCGGCGGGGAGATTCGCTGAACGCTCCCATGGTAGCGATGGCCGTTCTTCCTTGTCTGGTTCCGGTGGCTCTGACGGCGGGGCATGCACCATTTCGACTGTCGACGGGCTAGTCGGTACAATCTGATAAGCTGCGTCCAAGTTCGCTTCTATTCGCTGCTCACGTTTGTCTTCTATGCAAGGCCGCTGAGCCAGCGGCCCGGGCATCGGCGTGTCTAAAGGCGGTGCTGCGGGCAGTCCACGTGTGTTCAGCTCGACAGGTGGCTCCATCTGCTCCGGCGCAACGTCGCAATCCCTCGGCTCGTATGTAGGCGGAACGAGGCCAAGCGCCTTTCCCATTATCCAATCGGCCTTACTCGGCTGGTCCTCCGGCGGGCCGGGAGATTCATCGTTCGACGCTGCCTGCTTTTGTACGAACGAACGGAGCTGCGGGCTATAGCCATCCTGCTTCTCTGGCACCGGCGGCTCACCTTGTGGCACCAGAGGGATTACCGCAAGATGGTCATATTTCCCGGCATTGACATCGGCTTCCGAGTACCCGGTTCGCTTGGCATACTGAGCATCGGGTTCAAAGATCCCTGGCCCCGGCTGTCCGGCCGGCTTGGCGGCCTGATCCTCGGCGGCCCGCGACTCTCTCGGCGGAAGGATCGTCTGGGGGCCCTTCTCAAGAGCAACCCGCTCTTGCAAGGCGGCTTGATCGGGCGGCGAGATCGTTCGGATGCCAGGGACAGCGTCGGGATCACCTGACGCGGTCTTCATCAGCACTTCCTGGCCGGCAGTCCGACCCAATACCCTCTTCAGCGCTATATCAAAATTGGGATGGTAGTCTCGGGCCTGCTTGGCAAGCCCGGCGGCAATCAGGGCTTCCCATGTGGCCGTACCTTTCTTAACTGTACGCTTTGCTGCTTGGTAGCAATTGACGCATAGTCCACGACTTTTAGAATCACGACTGCACCCACTAATAAGACATTGCATCTCGTTCCTCCCTTACTTTATGAAAGAGTTTTCTGAGTCAGAATACCCATAGTATGATCTAACCCTTGCTTTATGTCAATGAAAAAACACTGAACAACGCCTCCCTCACACGCGAGGCCCCGGATTTCGTTTTTTACAGCCAGCCCATGTTCGGAGCCCGGGGGCGGCTGTCCAATGTGGAGGCGTCCCCAGCGTGGGGGGTCGTTACGATAGGGGATGGTGGCTCAGTCATCCCTTAGTTGGGTAACGCAAAAAGACCACACGTGTCCCGTGTGTTTTTGCAATTCTCTTACGGGGGGAAAGCCTGACACGAGGGGCATAGGGGCCCCCGAACGTAAGTCTAATAGGAGTAAGGTAATAGGTATATATATATAATATATATTGTATACTGTATTCCTTATTCCTTTTCTCTTGTGTCGCGGCGTCACGCCCCCTGCTTCTCCCTTTTTTACCTACCCCCCCATATTCAACCAGATTCTCCAGATTTTCCTTTAGAAGCGCCCTGTGTGACACTTGGCCGTTTTGGGCACTTAACCCTTTTGATCACAAGGCTTTGATGTGTCACACACCCCCCGGTCTTTTTTTCGTTACCCAACTAAGGGATGTGTGAACACCCTGTTCAGGTAATGCTAGCAATGGTGGGGTTTTTCTCTCATTTGGTTCCTGGGCTTCGTACAGGCCCCTGAGACTCTCTTTGGGCCCAGATTCGCCTCAGAGGCTAGAAACGCACTGATGAGCCTCCTGGGGCCTCTGGCATGCGTCTCTTGTTCAGAGTCTGAGCTATGGATCGTGGGCCCCTGTTTTTGATTCTCATGTGGCCGGGGAGGCGGGCTACCTATACGCCGTGGGCCAATAAACCCGGGGGGTGGGATCGAGATTCAGGAGTGGATGGGGCCCCCTGGGGAGAATGGCGAAAAATAGCCTATACAAGGCTAGAAGTGCCCTCTGGCGCATGCTCCTCTGGCCTATGAGGTGACCTCATAGGCCAGAGACATGGTTATGATGGGCAATGTGGGTGTCGTCTACCATGGTCAATGGTCGGGTGTAGTCAATCGGATACACCAGCAAGGCTAGCACCCACCCACCTGCACCCACTCACACCTAATGATTACCTCATACACCTACACACTAATCATTAGTAAGAGCACCTACACTCAACACACCCTCAACATCACACCACAATAAACTATTTCGCTAATCTCAAAGAATTCTACTTGACAACTCAATAACACACGCTATGCTTGTGGTAGAGAGATTGTAAACCACGCAACACGACCGCAACCACGCAACACACTGAGGGGATAAGCTATGAAGCTAAGCATCGAAGTAATCTACAGTCCTGACGACGGGGGCTACTATGCCGAGGTATTCAACGAGAATGGGGGAACCGTTCATACAACACAAATAGAACCAATACGATGGAGAGCAAAAACGGCCGCGTCGAACTGGATTGACGAGCAAGAGTAACACAAACACGCAAGAGGGAAGAGCCGATGAAATACAACATCGCTACTTTTTTCGGATCAGACGACACAAGTTATCTTGCGGAAGTCTACGACCACGATGAAAAGGTCGTCTACGTTACAAACAGGCTCGATAGCATGCGGCATGCTATCGAAAAAGCCTTGGCACACATCGCAATGCTGAACACGCCAAGGGGAGAAGCCATGGAAAAACCTGACTACGTTCTGAATGCACCCGAGCAAGCTATTGTGCAGGAAACAATTAACCTGTGCGACCGTCTGGCCGACCACTACCTGGACACTGACCTTGGGGACAGTATGGCTAGGACATCCATTGCACTGCAAGCGTTGCAGATGGATACTGACATTTGTCCGAACACGTATGACGTCGTCGGATTCATATCGGCCTATGAATCCGACCAATTGAACGCCGATCAGGTAGCAATAGGGTTTCAACACCTAATAAACAGTGGGTTAGTCTGGGAACTGCAAGGCTCCTATGGAAGAAGGGCGGCCTCGCTAATCCAAGAAGGACACTGTAAAGATACACATGGAGTGCTCAGCTAGGGACGGCAAGTAATCGTAACACACAGGAGAACAGTCCGTGAAGTATGATATTGTAATTTCCAAAGAACAGCTACTTAACCCACTGCTTGACGATAGTGGGTATGATATAGCTGCCGGATTTTCTGTACAACCACAACAGGAGCAACGAGCCATGAAGTTTGCAACCATGATTCCGCAAAACTATAATGACGGCAACCCCGTCAGTCACATCCGAGCCGAGGCAATCTACCGCCTATTCTGGAACAAGTTCGGCGGTTGTACCGTCGACGCGGTAGCCGACGGCTATTGGTACGGCGAATCTGACCGGATGGAAATGAAGCTTTACAAAGACAAGGTCCGTCGTCTGACTGTCGTAACCGAAAAGAACTCGCAAGCAAACCTTGACTACGCTCGACTGCTTGTCCGTCGGGCGGGGCAGATACTTCGACAGAAGTGCATGTATTTTGAGCATGACTTCGATTTGGCAGTGGCCGTCGAGTTCCTCGACATTAACCAGACTAAGGATTATGTCGGGCTGTCGGACAAGTATGAGGATATATTTGCCACGATCGACGTGTAACCTCAACATCGTTCAACTGGGGCAATCACACAACCCTTTTTCATCAGGAGGCTAGACCATGGTCTTGCAAGATTTTGTCCGACAAGCAAAAAGGATTGCCCGACAAGCGAAAAGGAAACGCTCGAAAGCTACTACTCTCTACCAAGTAGCAGTGTATGACGGCTATAAATGGGAAGCACTGCCAGAGCTGCACCACAAGGAAGCCCTTGCGGTCAGTGTCGCCCTTGCGGAAGGCAGGTCACGACAACGGCCGGTCAGCATCCGGAAGGCGTCCGGCGAGCAAAGCCTGCTTCTGCTTTACTGGCCGGAAGGCATGCGAACCGGCCGGTAGGTAAACAATCACACTCATGTAAGGAGAACGTCATGCACGATATCTTGCACTCTGTAACTCGCGGAATTTGGACGGCACACGTCGTCCAAATCTCAACCCGGGCAGACTCCGTAATTCGCCTTGACCACCCCAACGGTTACCGTGTGTTTTGGCCAATACGTCATGCCAGCGGGGAAGTCGACTACGTCGACTACGATTGGCCCGAGATACAACAGGATGGGCAACGAGCCACACGGGCCGCCTTTCGTTGGCGTGACAAGCAGCCCGTGTCCGTAACTGAGAACACACTTACATACAAAGAAGAAGAACCATGAAAAAAGCAAAACGCTTTGAGGTGACGGACCTGGGAATTGAACATGAACAATTTTTCCAAGGGTTCGGCGTGAGTAACACCGAATACGATTCTTGTGCCGTAGGTATCGGCAATAGCGAAGCCGGGGCTCTTGACGATTGCCTTGAGCAAATTGCAATGCTCGGGGACGTTGACGCTGGGGACCTGGAAGCCCGAATTCTGGCACGGGAAGGCAATCCGTCAATTGATCTTATGTCCGGCGTTTGCACGCATGAATGGCGACAGTACATCGGAATCCGTTGGACTATCTAACCACAACCCGTAACAGAAGAAGAGTGAACATGAAGAACCTAGCCGTAATCGCAGCCGAACTATTCAAGCAGGTTGACTTGCCGCAGGGCGAGGCCGACCGCAGGGCATTAGCCGACAGTGCCGTCAACGCTATTTGCAGGTTTTATCGCCTACACTCTGGAAGCGACTTAAGTAAAAAAGAACAAGAGGCCGTTTCCAAGCAAGCGTACGGATACCTTCACATCGATTCGTAAGCCACAAGTCACTTCACTGCGGAGATTCAATAATGAACCGGATTTCCAGATTCATGCCAAGTCGATACAGACGACCGGCCAACCCGATTCATTCTGCGTCGACTATCATCTTCAATCAGGACGGTCGCGAAGGGCGACCAACGCAATTGGGCAGGCCATACGGCATCCATGAGATATCTGACATTGTCACAAGGGTCCGTGGCAAGCGACCGACGGCCATTATCATTTCCGGAAACGTTGCAAGGGTGACACTATGAGCCCGTAACCAATAGAAGGGGAGCTAGACACCATGGGCAAGAAAGCGACATATAGAGAACAAAGACTCTTGACACGCAAAGAACGCGGAACCTTTAATGACGCATGCGAACGAGCGGCAACCTATGCAAATCGGCACGGAGGCGTCTTGGAAGTTGCGGAGCACTTCCTTGATCGCTCTGGGTGGTCTCATGCCACGTTCGGCATTGTGTCCGTAGATTGTGTCGGCCGCGTACTAAGATACCTCGACACAGGGGACACCTACAGCTTGACCCTCGGTCAAGAGGACGATGGCGACGTGTTTACAACAACCTGGGGCGATTGGTACAAACAAGCAGAGCGTGAACACTGCGAAGCAGAGGGCGTGATTAGTTGCGGCTGCTGCGGGGAGTTCACACCCCTCGAATTCCGATTTTGCGAATCATGTGGTCGACCCGTATCGACAGGTGAGTAGGCCGCCGAACGCGGCGGAAAGTAAGTAAACCCATTTCACGAGGAGAAAATGCAATGAAAAAAGTACACAAGCCTGCCATGGTTGCACGGCTCTGGGCGGACCAATCACAAAAGTCTGCCAAGACCGCGACAGGGACGTTTTTTTTTGAGGGTGACACGATTTACAGCTACGGCAATCACTTCCCGATCGCTCGGCACGTCAAGACAAAGCGGGGCCATGTGATTCTTCTGACGCTTAACGCCTACAGTAAGACAACAGCCAGGCACGTTGCACTAGTTCGCGATGTCTGCTTTCAATTCAATGTATTTCAGGTCTACGACATTGAAGCGAAGCCGGGAGCTTTATTCAAGGAGTACAGGAAGCGGGTGAAAAACATGATCGACGCTGATGCAAAAGCAAAGGGCAGGCAATCACATATTCTACATCATGATGGATGGCTGCTAAGCCGCGAAGCGAATAAATTCGCTCGGCACTTCGGCCTGAAGTCTCGATTAGCTGTATCTTGATAGGGATATCAGCTGAATAGGTCGTCAGTTTCATCCTAGAAGGTAAGCAAAGGGGCAAACTATGCGAACCGAACACGACACGGACAACACATTTCGAGAGGTGGAAGATTTCATGCTGTCGCTCGTTTTCGGTGACGGCGTCATACTGGATGAAGAGATCGACTTCGCTTATCTTTCGATTGGTATTAGCGAAGCTATCCCTGAAGTCCTCAACATACTAGTGGGAGAGCAAATGAGAACCTTTAAGATTCGTCGCACTTACGCTCCGCATCTGAACCGGTCAGCCGAGGACGTAGAAGGCAAGGTCGGGCTAACCGAAGAGGAGGCACAAGAGCATTGCAGCAACCCAGACACCCGTGAACCCGGAGAGTGGTTCGACGTGTACGTAGCGGAGTAGTTTTTTACCATTTTAACCAAGGAGATCGAACGATGAGTAGTAACTTAGCAGAAAGAACTAGAGAACTTGGCATTAACGATTCATGCAGACCGACTCCTGTCCTCAGGCAACGATCCCAAGAAAGAGCAAGGGCATACAATAAGCCCACACTGAACGGTCGCCGGGCCAGAAAACCATGGACCGAACAAGAGATTGCGGAAATATGGGATACGTCACGCACCACGGGGCAAATAGCGATTGATATCGGAAGGTCAAGGGATGCTGTTTTTGCTGCAAGAAGAGCGTTTGCCACGAAGGCCCCGGAAGGATACAGGCACAACGGATGCACGAAAGGCATGGTTGCCCGATATCTGACCTTCTGATGAAAACTGAACAACGCGACGGTGCATGGTGGGTGGTCGGGGTTCCCGGCTGTCCACCATGCGGCCCGTACGACTCATGCAAGGAGGCGGAGTCGGACCGTATTGGGATGGATCGATTTGAAAGGCACGGCCACAAGCCAGGTTACATGACAAGTGATTCAGAAAGAAAATAAGCGCATGAAGAAAGCAATCATCTACTGTCGCTTTTCTCCTCGCCCCAACGCGGACGAGTGCCAGTCGAACGAGAAGCAGAAAGAGCGATGTAAGGTCTATTGCGATCGAAGCGGGCATGAGTTACACAGCGTCTTTGCGGACATCGCCATTTCCGGTAAGGTTCTCGATCGGCCTGAGCTGTCGCTGGCAATCAGTCGGTTGGAACCCGGCATGGTTCTGGTGGTCGACACGTGCGACCGCCTCGCCCGTGACATGCTCGTCAATCTTACAATTCGCCATCAAGTCGATAGGGCGGGGGCAACGATCGAATTCGCAGACGGCAGCCCGAATGAAGACACCCCGGAAGGTAAGCTTTTCTCCCATATCCTAGCCGCCTTTGCAGCCTACGAGAGAGACCGCATTTCCGCCAGGACATCAGCAGGACTTAAACGCAAACAGGCTGCCGGCCAGCACCTTGGACGGGCACCAGTTGGCTATCGGGTCGATCCGAACACTAAGGTACTCGTGGAGGACGGCGGGGAACAGGCGGCAATGGATCTTGTGGAAACCTTCCATAATTGTGGTTTGACGTCAATTCAGATAGCAGTTTATCTGGATGAATTTCTTGGCCCATTCCGCGGCAAGCCCTGGTCGGCACGCACCATACGCCGGATTATCCAGGGTAATTCCGAATAAATCTATGGAATATTCTTGTGTTTTGTCTGCATCCCGATTAAACTACAGAAATCAACTACGTTTCTCAAGAGAAAAACCATGAGCCGAACAATTTACATTTCCTATAAGGGAGACGAACATGCGATCGGGGCGGTGGGTCACGGAATCGATGCCCACTGCATGGCTGTTGCATTGGACGATATCGTAGAGGACATGCGTGGAGACTACGTAGACACGGCTGAAGTCACCATTTCGATCAGGTAACCGCATGCTCACCGCCATTGTATCAGGCGACCAAGCGATAATTCTCAAAGGCTTAATGATGAATGCTTCCGAGCTACTCAAGGAGCTTAAGCAGCCCCCGATATTGGTACCAGAACAATCGATTCATCAGATGCTTGATATTCTGCACGGCCGTCGCATTTCGCACGAAATCACCCTTTCAAGAGAGAACTGACATGAGCGTACTAGATGGCATTTTGAATAGTCCACATCCGTCGGCACCGAAAGGTATTGTCTACGGCCCGCCTGGTATCGGGAAGACAACATTTGGTGCGTCGGCCGATGGTTCGATCATTGTTGACTGCGAGAATGGGGCTGGTGCAGTCCAATGTTCGCGGACTCCGTATCTCGCTACATGGGCCGAGATTGAACAATGGCTCCTCGCTCTTGAACGAGAGCAACATGGCTATAGCGTTGTTGTAGTCGATTCCGTCGATTGGCTGTTACGGCGTCTTGAGGAGCATGTAACAGGCGTGAAAGGCGGGGTCGACCAAACCCTCAATAGATCCCATGGCGGATACGGCAACGGCAAGCAGGTGCTAAAAAACTACACCTACCAGAAGCTACTGCCTACACTGGACCGCATCGTGGGCAGGGGGATTTCCGTGCTTCTACTTGCCCACGAGAAGCGAACGGACATCACAAATTCAGACGGCATTACCATTGAAAAGACGACTGCCGATCTGCCGGACGACTACCGAAACATTTTTGTCGAGTGGGCCGATTTTCTGTGTCACGCCAGATATGACGCCAGAGGCGGCCGTGTGCTTGTTACTGCCGAGACGCAACAGGCACTTGCGAAAAACCGTTATAACCTTCCGCCGGTATTGCCGTTCGATTGGCCTTCGTTCGTCTCGGCCATCTCTAGCGGCCTGGCTGCGAAATTTCCTGCACAGCCGAACGTGGCGGCAGCCGCTGCAAAATGACATGGACGTCGAGTCGTTATAAGTTCTATCAATCACTATCACCGGAGATTGCATTATGGCACAGGGCGATTACACGAAAGAAGAGGCCGAAGCAACGGAAACCGCTTTCGGGGAAATTTTCAAGGCCCTCTCGAAAAAAAAGCAAAACGAGTTTTTTGGGCACGCCAATGATATTTTCATTTTTCTCGCTGCTGCAAAGAGGGCGGCACCGCACGAGTAGATCGTCGTAAGTTTCCATTCATCAAACCTAAGAGAGACAAGCACCATGAGTCAAGGCGACGTAAGCAGTTTTTTTGGAGGAGTACCGTTCGATCCGAATAGCGTAGAGCCGACTCCAGATTTCGAGGCCCTTCTGCCTGGCAAGTATCCAGTGCTAATCGAGAAGTCCGAAGTGAAGCCTACGAAGGCCAACAACGGGCACTACATCGAATTGCAGATGGTCATCGTTGACGGCCCCGGCAAGGGACAAAAGCTTTGGGACCGTCTCAATATTGACAATCCGAGTCAGAAGGCTGTCGAAATTGCACTGAGGACACTGTCTGCACTCTGCAAGGCGACAATCGGCGACGAAAAATTTGCCGACACGCTTCAATTCCAACAGAAAACGTGTATTGCAAGCGTCACAGTCGACAAGGGTGGCGACAATAAAATTCGCACCTATTCTCCACTCATGTTTGCGTCTGGTGCCTGCCCAGTTCCTCCAACGCAAGCCCCCACCATGCAGCCACCGCCGGCTCAGCAGTCCTTAGTTCAACCTGTGGGCCAGCCATGGGCTGCACCAATCATGCAACCCGCTCAGCAGCTCGCGGCTCAGCCACCTCAGGCTCCTTGCGGTGGGCAGCAGGTGGAGCAAATGCAAGCTGCACACATAGCACCGCAGCAGCCTCAGCAGCCTCCGACCCAGCAGGTTCCTTGGATGCAGCCTCAGCAATAACATGAGCAAGCAGTTCGTCGCATGGGATGTGCAACTGCGAGTTGGTAAGGATACCGGACGGCGGGCTTTGGAAGCCGCACGTACGTGTGATAAGTCGGTTCGACTCCGGCACGTCGTCTTTTTCTGTTTTTTTTCATAACCAACAGGAGTGGCTCCAATGCCTCAAACAACCGTCCTTGTCCACCAACCATCTCTAGAGGACCTTGTCTCCTCCCTTGCAACCGCCAAGGCGGCCGAAGAGCTTGCTAAGCAACAACGAATCAAATTCGAGGAGCTTGTTGCAGCGAAGGTAGGCGGCCCGGAAGAAGGGCAAAAAACTTTCGATCTGGAAGACGGAACGAAAATCACAGTCACCCGCGGATTCAATTTTGCTGCCGACTGCGAAGCGATTTGTGCGTTATTCCGCAGGGAGCAACTTGATACCGCTCCTCCGGTTGCCACAAAGACAACCATGAAGCTCGATGAGCCCGCTTACAAGGCATTTGCGTCGCGGTTTCCAAGCGTGTACGAGCAAATTGCCAAGCACGTCACCGTCACACTGAAGAAAATTTCTGTTGTGCTGAAGGCTCCGAAAGCATGAGTGATTCGTTGTAATGACACTAACTTAACACGGAGAAACGAAATGAAAGTTGGAGACATTGTTGAAGTTAATGACGGTTCTTACAGTCTGTTTTACGACGGCAGTGGGGAATTAGTTCACACCAATGGAAACAACCTGAGGGGCCGCCGCTTCAGGGTCTTGCTAGCTGACGCGGTTCTGCCAGTTGATAATCCCTGCCTGTATTACGACTCGGTTTACGAACCACCACAACCCAACGACTTGATGCTCTGTGAGGTAGCGGCACCGGAACATATACTCTTTACGCGAGCACAGTCCTGTAATTCTGTTGCTCGACCCGCCGAGGTGGCCGAAAAAGCGGAGATTATAGTGCCGTTTGGTACAAAAATAGTCGTCATTCACATACCGGAATAACCTGAAGTCTGCTTTCCAGGAGACGCAAAGACATGACAGACGTAGCCAAATACCTCCCCCAGGACAGCCCGGTTGTGACGGCTATCTACGCATGGCACAAGCAGCAAGGTGACGCCGAACCAAGCCGTGGCTATTGCGGGGCAAGTGAGATCGGCCACCCCTGCGAAAGGTATCTCTGGTATGAATTCAGGAATTGCTGCGAGGAAGACGTCTCCGGTCGCGTCTACCGTCTGTTTGAGACGGGGGACCTCGCAGAGCCTCGGTTTACTGCGGAACTGCGAGCGATTGGATGTACCGTCCATGAGGTTGACAGTAACGGCGAGCAGTTTGCTGTCTACGATCACGGCGGTCACTTCTCCGGCCACATGGACAGCGCAATTCTTGGTGTTCCTGGGGCAGAAAAGACTTGGCATGTCGGAGAATATAAGACGCACAGTGCTAAATCGTTCATGAAGCTCAAAAAGTACGGAGTCAGGAAGTCAAAACCGGTTCACTATGCCCAAATGCAAACCTACACGCACAAAACAGGCATGAAGCGGGCCCTCTACCTCGCAGTCAATAAGGACACAGATGAGCTCTATGCTGAACGAATCCGCTACGACAAGGAATTCTCGGAGGACCTCATGGAACGAGCCCGACGAATCATTACATCAAATACGCCACCGCCTAGACTGAGCGAGCGGCCCGACTGGTATGAGTGCAAGTGGTGCTCCGCCCAGTCACTCTGCCACGGAACCGCAGAGTCAGCCTTGCCGATCCCGTCGGTCAGTTGTCGACAATGCTGCTATGCCACGCCCACCATGGACGGCAACGCTACGTGGAGGTGTACAATGCAGTGTCGTGGCTTGTGTGAGGCTGACCAAGACAAGGCGTGTTCACATCACCTCATACTACCCGGCCTGCTATTTGGATGCGAGCCTAGCGACCACGGAAGAAATGACGCGGGGAGTATGTGGATTGACTTTGTCAAGGAAGGCGGCGAGCTGTTTCGGCACGGTCGCGAGAAAGGAGGATACTCAACTAATGAGCTTAGAACTCTACCCCTTTCAGGTCTCTCTGCTCCGTTCGTTACTGAAGCAAAGAGACTCTTTGGTGCTGAGGTCACCGAGTACAGTCCAGACGACATCATCGGTCGCTACCCAGATGGTGGTATTGTTTGGCGGGGGGCCGCCCATGAGCTGGCATCTGCATGGAAAAAACGGTACAGTGAGGACATAGACCTTACGAAAGCCCTTGGGACATGTAGGGATACTGACTACTGTGCGGCCGAGCTCCCCGGAGGCCGTGCGATATTCCATCACCTGCCGGGGTCGCAGAAATGCGAGATCAGGGAAAATGCAGTATGAAGAAGAACGCTGGAAAATATTGGGGTTATTGGCCTATCCGCATCACCTGTTTCTTGTTGAATCCAATCATGCGACTCCTTGGGCTGCACCTCTATTGGCTGTATGGAGCATGGATGTTTGAGATATGGGTCATTGACACCGCGTGCGATAAAGACACAGACCCCAGGCCTCGCATGAGGAGGATTCTGTAATTGGGCTGGAAACGCGAGAAAGCAGGAGTCGAAAAGGCTGATGGCTGGCCCGGGGTATATCACCAGTGGATTAAGCGGGCGAAGGCGAGGCGAGAGCGACGGCGAGCGAAAAATGATCCGGAGTGTAAGCCGGGCTACGGGAAGTATAACGGGTACGAGAGTTAAGGGAGGTTGTGATGTTTAAGTGGTTACAGAGGACGAAACATAATCTTTATGCCGGGTCATCTCGTAGAGAAGCAGAACACGCAGCTATCATGGGTGAACTGGCCGAGTTGAATCAAATGCTTGAAACGCAGGACTTGACGAGCCTTAAACGGCTTGATAAGCATGGTTGTGCTGCGGCTGTTAAGCAGCACAACATCGTCAAGGCCCTTGCAGCCATACAAAAAGCCATCCTGAAACAGGAAGAAGAACGCCTCGGCCCGATGTTGTACGAGATCACGGCGGACGACCTGTTCAGCTTATCGCCAAGTGATCGCATGCATGTCTTTAACTCTGGTGCAATGTGCTTCAATAACATCATCCCCGTGCGACTCGTTGGCGTGAAGGGCTGCGGAAAGGCGTCCATTGAGCGGATCATGGAGTGGCGACGGTCTTGTGTGATGAGGATCACCGAAGAACAGGTAGTCGAGGCGATCGAGGGGTCGGTGGATGCATGACTCAACTTGCAATGACAAACAAAAACGTTCGCAAAATGGCCGTGCAGGCCCTGAATCATGCTTACGCACTCGGGGTTAGTTACTGTCAGATCCAGCACTTTATTGTGTCGTCAGAGACGGGGAGGCAGTTCAGGACTCTCTTGCGTAAGAATGCGGCCCTCCTGGGCTATCATCGCACCGGTAGCACGACTGGCCAGATGTTTCTCAAAGGAATCCCGGTGGTTGTGCTCCCGACATACAAACACAGTGACATCTTAGTCGTCCCTAAGGCCAAGCATTCACGATGACTTTCCAGTACCGCCAATACCAGCACGAAGCAATCGAAGCAGTACATGCTCACATCTGCACGAAAGAGACGAATCCGTGCGTTGTGATTCCGACCGGCGGCGGCAAGAGCGTCATCATGGCTGGGATGATCCAGAAATGGAAGGTGCCAGCCCCATGGGTCCGTGGTATTATTTTGGCCCATAGAAAGGAGCTCGTGCAGCAAAACGCAGAAAAGCTTCTCGGGTCCTACCCCAACGGTGACATCGGCGTATTTTCGGCCGGCCTTGGACAGTATGATTATGAGTCGTCGATTCTTTTTGCCTCCATTGACTCGGTCTTCAGGAAAGCTGGGGAATTCCAAGCTTTTGATTACGCCTTTGTGGATGAGGCGCATCGTATTCCGCCGAGTGGCGAAGGGAAGTACCGGACTTTTCTTGCTGGCTGCAAGAAGTTCAATCAGAAGCTTCGGGTTATTGGCTGGACAGCCACGCCGTTCCGCATGAACTGCGGCCCGATCTGCCACAAAGACCATATACTACAGGAGGTGTGCTATGAGGCGGGAATAACTGACCTGATCGACAAGGGGTTTTTGTGTAGATTGCGTTCAAAGGTTGGGCGATGTCAGCCAGACCTTCAGGGAGTTCGGCGAAACAGCGGCGGCGACTATATCGTAAAGTCTTTGGCTGACGTGACAAACCGTTCAGACATAGTCGCCAACGCTGTCGCCGAAACCTGCCGCATCATGGTTGTTGAGAGGCGACGGAGTGCCGTCTTCTTTTGTGTCGATATTGAGCATTGTAGTCGAGTTTCTGAAGAATTACGGAAGCATGGTGTCTATGCACCGGTCATAACTGGAAAAACAAAGCATGAAGTACGCGACAGGCTCATTCAGGATTTTAAGGCTCAAAGGATTCGGGCAGTATGCTGCGTTAATGTCCTCACGGAAGGCTTCGACGCTCCACACATCGATTGCATCGTGCTCCTGCGTCCAACCCTCTCGCCTGGCTTATTCTCACAAATGGTCGGGCGTGGACTCCGTATCCACTCGCAGAAAAATGATTGTCTCGTCCTGGACTTCGCCGGATGTATTGACGAGCACGGACCAATTGATTGTCTTGCTGATGGCCAAGCGGTGGTTCTGGCAACATGCACGGAGTGTCGTGAGTCGTTCAGTCGTGCAATTCGGAGGTGTCCGCAGTGTGGTTGGGAGATACCGAAACTTGAAGTCGAGCGGCTGGAGGCAGAGGAAAAGAATCGCCGGATGCACTCTGACAAGGCGTCCAAGAAATCTATCCTCTCGCATGAGCCAGAAGTCCATCAAGTGCATGCAGTCTTTGCAACAAGGCATGTCAAAAAAGATTCGCCGGATTCATTGAAGATTCAATATCGTTGTGACAAAAGTATGTTTCGTGAATGGATTTGCCTTGACCATGATGGGTTCGCTGGTCACAGGGCCGCTAGATGGTGGCGGGAACGATTTGTCAGTAAGAAGGGTCCGCCAACAGTTGGGGAAGCTCTGGAAAATCTATTCCTGACACAGGAGCTCCTTGACTGGACAAAGACAGTTACTGTCAAGAAAAACGGCCGGTATTTCGAGATTGTTGGCTACAATGCACCACTTGGAGAGTCATAATGCTTGTCTACTGTCATGGTGGTGCAGCTCACCACAGAACATTTGAGTTTGCCGACGGTACGAAGTCATTTTATGTTCCTATTCATGCAGTCCCGAAGATCGAATTATATTCGGCGTCAGACATTCCTCCGCATCAAAGCCCCATTGAGCGTGTTAAATATAAGGTGTACCCTACAGGGCGCCAATACGGAAATGTCAATGGCAGAGAGGGATGGTTTCACATGGCAGAGGTACAACATTGAACCAACTTCTCGAAGCTGCACTGCGGTACGCCGCAGCCGGCTGGCATGTCTTTCCGATCAAGCCAGGCCAGAAGGTTCCACTTACAACGCACGGTGTCAAAGACGCAACCATCGACACTAAGCGGATTCGCGGGTGGTGGACAAAATGGCCAGATGCAAACGTGGCTGTAGCCTGCGGGCAAATTAGCGGCGTCTATGTGGTTGATATAGATATGGACAAAGAAAAAGGCATAAATGGATACGGCTCTATAACAGAATGTTTGGAGCCAACGGTAGTTCAATACACACCAAGAGGTGGATGCCACGAGTTTTATCGGTCAGACGAACCGATTGGAAATAAAGTCAATTTCCTTCCTGGCGTGGACATTCGCGGCAACGGCGGCTATGTGCTGCTTGCTCCGTCGAGACGTACTGACGGGGCAAGATATGCATGGTCGCCGGGCCGAGAGCCATGGAATATGCGGCCGGCCGAATATCCGGAATTCCTTCGGCCGCCTGTGCAGCCCGTACCAGAGCCGGCACGGCCACCTGTGCCAACGCAACCGGGCTTGCCGGGATGGACCTGTGACAATGCAAAGCGAGCCAGCCTTTACCTAGCTCAATGCGACCCAGCTGTCCAGGGGCAGGCTGGACACGACAAGCTCTTTTGGGCCTGTGGCTGCATGACCTGGGGCTATGAACTCTCGGCCGATCGAGCCTACGACATCCTTGCTCGCGAGTACAACCCGCGATGCGTCCCACCCTGGGACCTCAGCACACGAAAGGATGAGAAGGACTTCCGCCGCAAGGTCACGCAGTCCATTCAGAACCCGCCCGATAAGCCCCGTGGCTGGCTTTTGCATGAGGATGGTTATGAACCGGTTCCGATCACTGTTTCTCGGGAAGACATTCGGCAACTTATTCGTGGAAACAACCCACCGCAGCCATGTCCAGACGAGTTTTCCGTGTCGCATGAGATTGGCGACAAGATGCTCGGTGAGTTCAAGCGAGGGGCCAAAGAGTCGCAGGTCATATACACGTCCACGCCGAGCGAGACGCTGAATCCATTCGTCGAGATGACTACGAATGACCAGCCTCAGCCGACCCAGGAAAACTGGGTGAACTATACACTCATCCGTGATAACCAGCCCACAACAGGCGAGTTGATACATAAGATGCAGGCTAGCGATTTCAAATTCCTCACCCAACCCACCGGCCTGCTTGGAGAAATTTGTTCCTGGATCAATGCGACTGCCCTCAAGCCACAGCCATACCTTACTCTTGGTTGCGTGCTGGCATTCCTGGGCGTGTTGTTCGGCAGAAAGGTAAAAGATGTTTACGGGTCGCGGACCAACCTGTACTGTATGAGTGTTGCCCAGTCGTCTGCCGGCAAAAATCATGCGATGAAAAAGATCAGGGAACTGTGCATGGCGGCAAATTGTGTCAACCTGCTTGGTGGGTCTAACCTTGCCTCGGATGCAGCTATCGAGAGCCGCATGTCTCGCGAGCCAGCAACGCTTTTTCTGCTTGATGAGATCGGGCACCTCCTCACGCATATAAAGAGCGGAATCTCTCAGCACCAAGGACAGATCATCAGTCTGCTTATGCAGCTCTATTCGGCAGCAAGTGATGTTTTTCTTGGACGCGAGTATGCCGATGCTGGAAATCAACGAACTATTGTACAGCCATGCTGCTGCATCTATGGCGTTTCCTCACCAGATAAGTTTGCCGAAGGCTTGTCTCCGTCAGAGCTTGATGACGGGTGGCTGTCTAGATGTCTGGTTTTTTATGAATTGAGTGAGCCTCGCAAAAGGCGTGGCCTCAGCGTTTCGACTCCCCCGCCGCCGAAAGTGGTCGAGCTGATTCATGCTTGGGCCAAACGAAAAAACATCACGCCGACAGACGGCAAGACAGTCAGTCAATTTGTAGTTGAGAGTGCAGGGAACTTCAAGGAAGCTCCCCCGGAACAGATTATGGTTCCGACTGACGCTGATGCAGAGCAGCGGCTCATTGCCTTTGACGACATGGCAGAATTGAAAGCGAAAGAGGAGCCCAAGCTCTCTAAGTTATGGGCGAAGGCCGAAGAAAATGTACGTCGCATTGCCTTAATACTGGCATGCTCTGATAATTATGATTCGCCGGTCATTACCATAGCGAATGCAGATCGTGCGAGCCGATTGGTTCAGAAAATAATTACGGACTTTGGCAAATATGTTGCGCCTGAAATCGTTGCAGGCAGGACAGAGGCCGAGAAGCGTATGCTTCTGAACTTCGTCAACAAGTATGGAAAGACCGGCTGCCTGAAGCGGGACATTACTCGCGGTACACGGTGGGCAAACGGACGACATCGCAACGATCTCCTGGGTGATTTGTGCGAATCACAAGAGATTATCTGCCTTCCGACAGAAAGCGACAAGACGGTCCGCTATTGGACAGCCGAGCATGCTCCGCCCCAGATTGATAAAGATACAGATGAATGAACTGGTTACAATCATCCTGCCACTGCCTGCAAGGGCGCTTGAACCAAACTGCACAATCGGCAGTATTGGTGGGCGGTTTATGAAAGCGACGGCAATAAAGAGATACCGACGGCTCGCCAAAGAAGCAGTCGAGGCCGAGCAAGTTGAGTCCATGCCATGGAACCATGTTATTGTATCAGCGGCATTCTTCCATACTACTGATCGTAGAAGGGACCCTGACAACTCGACGGGCTCATTAAAATCTGCTTACGACGGTATTGTAGACAGCGGCCTTGTGCCGGATGACGATAATAAGCATATGAGACGTGGCGAGCCTTCGTTCAACATTGACACCGAATTCCCAAGAGTAGAGCTTACAATTACACGACAGGCTGCTGAATGATGTGTCAACTTACAGAACAACAAGACGAAATACTTCATCGGCTAGTTCGCACAGATATGCCAGTTCGAGTCATTGCAGCAATGGCTGGAGTTGCTCAGGGTACAGTTACAAATTTTCGTCGAGCGTGTATGGCTGTTGACGCAATGTCAGAAGACCTGCGTGAAAAAATCCGCAGATGCTTGCTAGTTAAGACACCAGTATCACAGATCGCAGTAAATCTAAATCTGCCGGTCGAAAGCATCTGGAGCTTGCGCAGACTTGATCGTTTTCGCACAGCTACCGAAACGAAATGTAGCGAATGTGGCACAATAATTTTTGCACCAATGAAGACTTCTACGCCGTCAGTCAACAGAAGCCACTATGCCTGCCGGTTTTCACAAGCCAATTTTTTGGATCTCGTAAAAGTCACAGAGGATCTGTTAGACCTAAGCGACCTTCAACTCATTACTAACCCCCTCTTTCACCACCTTGCACAACGTGCAGAAAAGGCTTATCAGAACATCCATGGCAAAAAAGAAACAGACACCAGATGAACTTGTGGCATCAGCAACTCCGGGCAAGGCAACGGTGTCCTGGGTAACTGGTCTCAGTGATAAAGACTGGGCATACGTACATGATGTGGTTTCGGCCATGAAAGAAAATCCTGCCGCGTCACACACAATCGTCGCGACGAAGCTTATCAGAGAGCTTGGCATTGACCGCAGTGTCGGAACTGTTACGCGTACCCTAAAGGAACTTGTATCTAATGACTAAGCGCAAACCAGCAAACCTTGTCTCGGAAGCTATGAGCGAGACTACCGAACTCGCGGTCTCAAAAGCCAAGGGAGATGCTGCTAAGTGGCGATCCAGGTACAAGACCGCCGTTGCTGAGGCGACCGCCTTGGAGGGACGGCTTGCCTCGCTCCTTGCGATCAAGGGTGCAAAGCCGACTCGGCTTCGCCGAAAGGCGAGTCGATCCAAGCGGAGGGGCGTTGCTGTTATCGCCCCGGCGACGGACTGGCACGTCGAGGAGCGGGTTTTCCCTGCGGGCGTTGGTGGGAAGAATCATTTCGACATTGCCGAGGCCGAGGCCAGGATTAAGCGGTATTACCAGAAGGTTCCGGAATTGGTCGACCACCAAAGCAGCTTTGCACCTGTTGTGGAGTTGTGGCATCCATTACTCGGTGATCTTATCTCTGGTTACATCCATGATGAGCTTATGGAAACGAATGAGCTCAGTCCGACTGAGGCGTGCGTGTTCCTCCAGGAACATATCTTCGCTGGCGTGGATCTGTGGTTAAAGGAGACAAAGCTTCCTATATCGATCCCAACGTGCGTTGGTAATCATGGCCGGACAACAGCAAAGAAGCAAATTAAGACCAGCCACATGAATAGTTTTGAGTGGCTGCTTTACAAGACGATGGCCATGTACTACAAGGATAACCCCCGAGTACAATGGATGGTCGGAGAAGGATGCTACAACGTCCAGACAGTCATGGGCCGCAAGATTCGCTTTCATCATGGCGACGCTACACGGTACCATGGCGGCGTTGGCGGCATCACAATCCCGACCAACAAAACAGTGGCGGCATGGGATAGGATTGAAGCAGTTGATCTTGACGTTTTTGGCCACTTCCATACGTTTCTTGTGCATTACCCCAAGTGGATCGCATGTGGCGCGCTTATCGGTTACTCGGAATTTGCCCTTGAGTGTGTCAAGGCCGAGTTTCAGCATCCGAGTCAGACATTCATTGTCGTTGATGAGTTTTACGGCGTGACGGACGCAAAGCCGATCTTCCTGACCGAGCCCCAAAGGAGCAAGACATGAAAAAAACGAAACCAGAGATGCGGGTGTTCAAAGGCGGAGCCACCCGCAACACGGACGACGAAAAGCTCGACTACGAGGGCTTCCTCAGTCCGTTTGCACTGAAGGCATACTGCGAGTATCTCAACAAGCACCGAGTGCAGGCAGACGGTAAGGTGCGAGACAGCGACAACTGGCAAGGTGGCTTCGGGCCGGGGGTCTGCATGAAGTCTATGCTCCGTCACGTCTGGGACGCATGGATGATCCACCGAGGCGGAACAGTAATCGAGGACGGCCAGGTCGTCTCGAAGAAAAATGCACTGTGTGCTGCCATGTTCAATATCATGTCGCAGCTGCATGACATGGAAAAGCCTGGTACTGAAGAACCCATCGGGCCTGACACTTCCTGTTATCAATGTGAAACCTGGCCTAAACGATGCAATGATGATTGCCCTGCCTGGAATTACAATTCCCCCGACGCCCCCAAGAAAGCACTCGGCTTCCCACCTACCAACATCGGACCAGAACCGGTTATATATGCCATCGCCGGCGATTGCATTGCCACCTTTGACTGCACCTTGCCTCTCAGTATCTCTTGTCTTGAGTGCGAATTCTACCGAGGGAATTAGGAAAGCACATCTTGAAACCAACCTCGCCCAAACCCTGTAAAACCACCCATCCATGCTCAGTGCATCCAAAGGACTGCGGCAAGGGGTGTCGTCACCATCCAGACTATGTGGAGATTTCAGATCGTGAAATATACGCCCGTTTTGTATCGCGGTGTACGGGGCATAAGATTGGATGCTCATGCCCACGTTGCCATTAGCTAAGACAAAAAAGGAGACTAGTATCTTGAAACCAACACGAATCTTCCTTGATCTCGATGACGTCCTGAACATCTTTACGCCCGCCGCACTATGGCATGTAGGTTGCAATCACACGTCCTACAAACCAGAGTGGAGATTCAACATCATAAGAGCCGCCAACGCCTCACATCCGCTGGGAAATTTTACAAAAGAAACATTCTGGGATCGGTTTGACAGAAGGTTCTGGGCTTGCCTCAAGAAATCTACAATGTGTGACTGGCTCATTAAGGAGGCCGCTAAGTCGGTTGGCAGGAACAACGTTTATATCCTTACCAGCCCGACAAAAGATCCTGACTGCTTGGCTGGTAAGCTTGAATGGATTCAGGACAATCTCCCCGCATGGATGCACAGGAACTATGTGATGAGTGTACATAAACATCTGTGTGCAAGTCCTGGATCTCTTTTGATTGACGACTATGACTACAACGTGACAGCCTTTCTGGGGGCCGGCGGCAAAGCAATCCTTGTTCCAAGGCCATGGAACCTCCTACATGGCCTTGGAAACCCGCGTCGTTATGTCGCTAATCGCATCAAATGTTTCTTTGAGCAGGGATTTGAAAGGTGAAAACAAAAAACTGGCGTGCCTTAATTCGTGAGTTACGACTACGGTTCCCAACTGAGAGCCGTGTTGAGGTTCGCCGCTGTCCAATAAGGGAGGATGGGGAGCTCACTATAGGGGTAGATGTCTTTCGGATCTACGTCAACGTGAAACTGGATAAAACTGGTCAGGTTGACGCGCTTCTGCATGAGTGGGCGCACATCCTGACAATAGAGAAGGCAGCCTATTTACATGAGGGTGCATGGGGGGTTGCGTACGCTGCCATTTATTCGATGTGGGAAAAATGGGACGAACAAAAATAACATGAGGTGAAATGATGCTGTGGTTACTGTGGTTATTGATAGTGTTGCTTAGTCTCGCAGTGGCGATCCGTTTCTTTTTGCTGCTGGTGTCAGCCAAAAAGAACATTGACCGCTTGAATGAGATCATCATGGACGCGAAGACCGGCCAGTTCTGGTATTGGGATGATAACAACCTGGACACTGCTTTTGATGAAATTCATGACGCAGTGGACGGGCGTGATGTGGGTGAAGTTGTCACGCTGCGTCCGCTTCACGAAATGCCGAAGATTTTTGTGGTTGTTAAAAAGTCAGATCATCTTGTCTTCGACAGCATGGAAGATGCCGACGAAGCCGCAGATACTATGGAGGAAAAATAATGAGACGTAGAGACTGGATCTGTAAAACATGCGGGCTGCGGATGTACAGGACCAGCAGCAAGCTCATGGTCTGCATATGCGGCAACTCGAAAGCGCGCTTGCTGTGGGGCATCATGGACCTTTCACGGGCAACCCGTCGAGATTATAAGCGATTCACTATCGAAGGAGCCGTAGGATTCTGGGAATATGTTCCGTGGGCTCATGTAGATTGCATGGAACATGCCCCAGAATCCCCGGCCTACCTCGTAGCCAAAATGCAAGTGAACAAGCGGGGACGTTGGATGGCCAGGACATTCAGGCCAGCAAAGCCCCCGAGAGTGAAGGCGACATGAAATCAACACAGTTTACACACAAGGCCGCTGAAAAAAAATGCCCAAGTTGTGGTGAGCAGTTACTCCATGCTGGCGGCTACCTCTTCTGCGAACGAGAGCACGGCACCCGCACGCCGGAATGGCGCACATTCGGTATGCCGGAAGCAACTCGAACAGCACGTGCCGGCCGGTTCCAGATTGCCGGAGAAGAAGGTTTCTGGAAAGTATCCCCCCACATGGACAGCGAGCTCCAGCACGACGGCCTACCTCCGGGGTCGGTAGTTGCGTCAATTGTACGATACTACTCGAAAATCCCAACGGCCGTGGTATTCGTCTGCGGAAAGAAACCGCCTCGCGCCACCCAGAAAGCCCTGTAGTGGCCTCTCGCTCCGTTTACCAGTAGAAAGAGCCACGGGCGGTCCGTGGCTCTTATCGGGGCTCTGTGGACGTCTCAGCTATGGGCCTACTGATCGCCGGGCCCCAGATATGACAATTGCCATGTTGTCAACTGATCTCGACACCCCGGCGAGGGCTTCACAGAAATCGTGTCTGGCTCGTTCCTGATCGGCAAGAAGCGCCGTCCGCTCATCCTTCTGTGCCTTCAGGATGGATGGAATGGCGTATTTGAGGAGATACAGGACCGCCCCACCCAGTATAGCTAGTGCTCCATACTGAACGATGATCGGGCCGCTCAGAGCGTCGGCTGACCCCATCGCAATGACGCTGCCGAAGATGCCGCAGGCCGCTAGTCTCACAAGTAGCCCCCGCACACGGCCAAGACCGTTTCAATGGTGTACGTGCGGATCGTGTCACTGTGAGGTGAGGAAATGAAAAAAGTTGGAACGTCCGTGACGCCCCATATTTCTGCTTTGCGTGGGTCCTCATGGACATCAACAATGATGACCCGAGCTCCAGCCGCCTCAAGGAGCTCAAGGGACTGCTTTACCTCTTGGCACGGGTCGCATTGATCGTCCATGTATGCGACCACGGTATACATGGAATAATCATAAGTGTCGGGCCCCATTTGATGCGAGCAACCAGCCATGCACGCGCACAAAATGGTCACCGCAAGGAGCAAGAAACCAACAGCGAGACCAAAGTGTTCTTCTTTCATGTCTTCCTTTCTTCTTTTCTATAAAAACGACCAGCCGAGGGCTCTGGTAGGTTGCCCCGGCTGGTCAGCGAGGCCTTCTTCTTGCCCTGGGGGTGGTTATTTCGCGACGGGGCTAGGGTCTGCCGTATCGGAGTCTTCCAGCTTGACACGGATGTACGCCCGGCCCTCAGGGGTCTTCAGCTTGGCATCGAGCACTCTACCGAATGCCTCCTTGAATTCTTCGAGCACGGCGGCTTCACCCGACAAGAAAAGTCGCGCCAGGTCTGCGATCTTCTTCCCCATGCCGCTGTAGTCACCGACGCTGTAGTCGATCAGGAAGTCCGGGATCTTCCGCAGCCCAAGACCAGACAGTACGCCAGCAAGCTCGGCCGCAGCTCGGCGACGATCTTCGATCTCCGTATCCTTGCGAAACATCCAACGAACGACATAGTAGCAGGCCGCTCCGAGCACAAGGGCTCCGAGAACAACATTGATAACGAGACTGACCATAATGAACTCTCTTTCGTTACTTTCTCATTGATAGAAAAACTGAGCTTACGAACGCTTTGATCGCCTGGAGGTTGGCTTCTTGACCTTGTATCTGATGCAGTCAATCAGCATCATCACATGCAAGACGAATGCAAGAGCAAATACCCCCAGAAGACACCACAGAACGATACTGATAGCATGACTCTCCATGTGCATCCCTCCTTCGTTACAACTTCGGATAGGTTGCCTTCCACTGAACAGCGAGGCCGAGTACCATACCAACACCAGCCGCAAGTAGCAGGAATCCGACAATGAAGCCGATAGGTGGCCCACGCTCTTTGACGACCGGAGGCGGCGGGGCCGACTCGTGAACATTCCCTCCGTCCGCCGGAGGCTCCACCTCAAGCTTCGGAACCTCGAATGGCTTGGTCGGATACAGATCATCAATCCGCCTGTCTTGACGGCGATCGATGTCGTCCTGTCGCTGTCGGTACGGCAGGACACGCTGCCCCGACCCTCCCGGCGTTGGACAGCCCCTTGGCCCACACTGCACCGGGACTTGCTCCTGAATGGCCGGGGGCCAAAAGGTCTCGCGATCCTTTATGGTGCGACCTGTGTCCACCATGTCGCCATACAGCGAAGCCCAGATGTCTCGGATGCTCACGGCAAGGCCGTAGATCGGAGGGCCGTCCTTGTATTCCAGCCTCTGAGCTCGCAACAATGCTACGATGTGTTTACCATCTTCATCGAAGATTGCCGATCCACTGCGGCCCAGCGCAGGCGTTGGATCGAACGCAATCAAGCCACCCACATCATCAACAGGGTTACGTATGTGCCCCTTAAACGCCGTCGCCCACGCACTGTTTGCACAGCCAACCGAGGTAATGGTTTGTCCGATGTGTAGTTGTGTATTCAGTGGTGCTATTGGAATGACGTTCGGAAGTGACTGTCCAAAGACAGCAGCATCGATCGAAATGACCGCAATATCCCGACTAACGGAGCGCATGACAGTGCTGCCATAAAGCGGCCTTGACAAATGTCCGTCTTCCCAGAATTCCACCTTCATTCTGTCTCTGTCGGCCACATGGGCATTGGTCAGCACAAACACATTGCCGTTGCTGATCTCAAACACACAGCCGGTGCCGACGCCAGTTACTTTATCGCCTTCCACAGATGTCACACGGCAGGTGGCGCTGATGCAATCCACCATGGCGGCCGGTGCAGACGTGGCCCACAGCACGAGGGACGTGATGGCAAATACAATGACTATTGGAAGCAAAAAAACCACAGCATAATCCCAAAATGTTGGTTTCACTGGTCTCAGACTCATAGTGTCTCCTCTCTTCTTACGAAAAGAACTTGGGAACGTCCGGTTACGATTTCTTGATCGAGGCCAGACTTTTCAGAAACTTGACGATAGCAGTAACAAGACAGTTGACTTTACTCATTTTAACCTCATTGGACGGTGAAGGAGGCCGGCACGTCGCATTGTACGAACCAGCTTGTTAGGATTCCAACGACTTGCGTTGGTTGTTGGAAAAATGCCGATGCGCGACTCGGCGGCGGCACACACCTCGGAACAGAAATCTTCAGTGAGCGACTCGCCACGCAGCTTCGAGTTGAGAAGCCCCCATAGGAATCCGCCGGACTGAATTGCGCCTGCTCGATCGTACGGCGTGCCAAGCGATCCATGCAGGAACGCAGACAGCCGAAAATCCTCGTGTTGGTAAAGCCTGCGATAAAGGCTGTAGTGCCATACCCGACCATTGTAACTTTCAAGTACATCGTCCAGGAGGTGAGCCTGAACGCCACGGGACATCTCGTGACGAATTTCACACCAGTTCAATTTGTCCGAGGCCTCAAAAAGATACCTACTGCCGTGACGGTCACCAATAATTCCTACATGACTGATCCCCCATCTTGGAATGCCGCCAGTTACAATGTTGATCGCATCGCTACGCAGAGACTTGCCGCTAAAGCCGATAATGTCTCCTGGCTTGACGTAGAGATTGACTGGTTTCATCTGCTGGCACCCTGGAAAAGAAGCGTTCTCTTCAGTTTAATCAGCGTTCATTATGACAAAAATTCTACTGTACAGCCGGCTCGCCTGCCTCAGGATTGATGGCAGATTGCCATGCAGCGCCCCAGGCTTCACGCCGCCCCGCAAATTCACCGGGGTTATACCGCTGCATCGTCTTGAGCCTCGCTTTTGTCGGCTGATATGGTTCATATGTCCCCCGCATCACACGCACCACATCATTGCTTGTCAGCCCTTGTTCCCTCATAATGGTAACCACTTCTGCGGCTGGTACGCCGAGCCGCACAGCAGCATTAGCAACCTCAGTCATCTCCTTAAATGCGTCCCTGCGTGCGTTGTCGGACCGCTCATACGCAGCGATGATCGAACTCTCACTAACGCTCCCCCGATTATTGACCACGCTACGAAAGATGCTTTCTGAGTCTCGGAGGCTGCCGCTGAAGCTCCTGGAGATATAGGATAAATTCTGCCGAATGTCCATCTCTTCAATCCGTTGCCCCGTCACCACAGAAATCGCCTCGATTGCTGGGTCGCGAACCTTGCCGGTTCGCTCCACTTTACCGGCCATCCCGCGACCGATCCTCTCTGCGGAAACGGCTGCTCCGGGCAGGAATGCTCTGCCGACATGCTGTCCAATGGTCAGTCCTTTTTGAAATGTAGTGTCTTCCTTATTGTAGACATCCAGTCCGTTGGCTCCCTTGGAATTTCGCCATGCTTCGGACAGGGCCTTGATGAGAATCTCTTCGCTGATGAACGGGTCAAAGAATTCTCGGAAGCTCTCCTCGAATGCTGCTTTGATGTCGTCTTCTTTTGCGCCGGCAAAAAATGCCTTCAATGGTTTCACAATTATAGAATGCGGGTCAGCATACGACATATCAATATAGCGATTGTTCCCGGCCTTAGATTTACTAAGATGCACAACATGACTGTTCCTCTGCCACTCTGGCATGAACTTCCGCATGTCGTCTTCGTCATCTGCTGAGACTCCAGCAATAAACCTTGACATGATCGGCACGCCAATCGAAATGGTCGCAGCGGATATCATGCCAGTAAGCCTGCGATACCCAATCTTCTGTACCTCTGGATTGTCCGATGTCATTTCCTTACGGGTCAGCTCCATGGTGTTGAACGATGTGCGAATTATCTCGGCTGGAAAGCTGACGAACGATCCAGTCAGTATATTCTTACGCATTAAGCCAACGAACTCAGACGTCTTAGAGTATGTCGGGTATACATCAGTCACTATGTCGGCGGCTGCCTGTTCAAGTTCCGCCTGAGGCATGTCCGGGTATGCCTTGTGGTACGCCTTCATCTCGCGGTTCCAGCCGAAAAGCTTCCACACTGAGTCGCCAGCCTGATAGATACTGACTGCTTGTTTCCCAGCCACCCTAAATGCTGCGAGTGTTTTTCCGCGCCTCTGCGCGTCCGCCCCTGCGATGTCTGCGTCTGCACCAAATAGCCCAGCGTCTTTCAGCGTTGCCTTTAACTCACCAACAATAACATCGTGCCCAATCACGCCGGCCTCGGCAGTCCGGGACATATATGCCCTGAACTCCTTTTCATTCATAGCAAGGAGATTATTGACAAATTGTGGCAAAACCCTATTAGAAAGACGCTTCGCCCAGTCTGGCGTGATATCTTTCCCGGTCGCCTTCACCGCCTTCCAAAAGTCTTTTGCCTGGCCGAGGTAATCTCCGGTGAGGTCTATGTGCCCGTTCTTGATTGCGATCAGGGGGTTGGCTATGAAGTTCCTAACGATCGCCTGCGGCGAATAGACGGTCTTAGATGTCTTGACCAGCGCGTTTAATCTGTAGTACGCCCGCAGGATCGGCCCGATTTTCTTTGGGTCGGTTGCCCGCATGAACGCATCTGCAATCTCAGGCGTCGTGTAGAGTCCACTGAGTGGCTCCATTGACGCGGTGCCTTCCTTAGCAATCTTAGTCTTCATCTCACCGAACTCATTGACCGTCGGCACCTCGCTGAAGAATCCACCAGCCAAGCCGGCCTCGCGAACTTCCGTCAGGAATTTGTGGTTGGCGATCAGGCTACCAATCTTCGCCATGCTCTGTGTGTAATTCACAAGTGGATCACGATTCTCGCCTAACAAGTCCAGGATCTCTTCCGGTATCTCAAGATTTCTTTTCCTGAGGATGCCGAGATCCTTAGCACCGAGCGACGCCCTGCGTATGAGGGCAAGCGGAGTCTGTGCCGCCTTGCCCTCATAAAGGATTGCCGCAATAAGCCCATGCACTTCAGCCTCAGTCTTGCCTGGATACTCTGCCCGTATCAGGGCAATCGCCCGGTTCATCACTTTCTCTGGAACCTTGCTTGGCCACTTCGGATCAGAAAATGCCCTGAACGTTCTGGTCAGATAGACTCCAGTATTCCTCGCGACAATCGCCGCCAGCGCACCCTGGACGGCCCCGGATCGAATGAGCTCACGAGAGCTGGCATCTATTCCAGATCGCATAGCAGCCACTGAGTCCTGCATGGAATCAGGAAGCGTGCTGATGTCAGACCTGCCACCAAGCACATCGCTGATTTCTTCGGTGTGTACGGCTGACGGATTCTTGGTTCCATAAGTCTCTTTTGCTGCGGTCTTGTAGTCGCTTTGAGCTTCACTGATCTGCCTCGAAAGCTTTGCCTGCTGTCCCTCCTTCCGTAGTTTCACTGTCTGGACGACTTCTGGGAGCAGTCCACCTGTGGCAAAACCTCGCTTGAGCAGCGTCTTTGTCCCTCGCCATGCCTTCGCGAACGTCTCGACCGGGACTGAGATGCTCCCATTCTCGTCCTTGACTAGACCTTTCGCCTCGCCAATCGGCTGCTTAGCCGCGGAGACCTGCTTGGTAAGATTCCTCTGGGCCGACTCTTGAGGGGGTACTGGCGAGGCGGCCACCATGGCCTCGAACGACTGGCTCTCAGTCTCACCAGGCGGCACTGGAGGGGCCCCCAAGCCGCCTTCTGGGGCCACCGGAGGCTGGACCGGCTGCTCGCCGGGTTCTGCCTGCGGAGTCGCCTGAGCGGCTTCCTGGGGGGGCCTGGGGTCCTGTGTGAGCTCCTCGACAGCTCCAGGCTGTACCTGCTGTTCTATTGCTGCCGCCTCGGCCGCTCTAATCTCTGCGGAAGCCCCTTTTGCGGCCTCTAAACGATCGGCCTGACTGCGACCCTCGTTCTCTGGAAGGTCTAGTTTTCGCCACTGCTTACGAGATATGGGCACACCGGACTCAGCAGACTCGACAAGGGCAGTCTTCGCTCTGTCTTTCTTGCCAACCTTCCCTTCTTTGTGTGCTGCTGCCAGGCTAGGCACACTGGCTGCGCCCATGGCAAGGACGGTCTGAGCAACGGTATCAAGGACTGTCTGCTGGATGTTCTCGGCACTCATTGCGTTCGGATCAACGCCTGAAAACGCAGACTCAAAATTATGCGCAAGCTCTGTTACTAACTCCTCAGGAAGTTCCGTCGCAAGATTCAGTCCAGCTCGCTTAAAGCCTTCTCTCAAGCCAGCGGAAGCAGCCTGTTTTCCACCAAGTATCTTTTCAAAGCCACCCAACCCCAACTTCTGCATGACAAGCGCTGGCACGGCTTCGATCGTAGCCTGCTTCAGGACATACTCAGCAAGCTTCTTGCCCTTGAGCCCAGCATCTTTCCCTTCAGTCCAAGCTCGATTGCCTTCTTGTGCAGAGAATGATCCGATAATACCGTATGGACCCGTGAACATGCCTGCCGCTCCGGCAGTTCCAATCGACACGCCGGCACCCCTTGCGGCTCGTTGCAGCCAGTCTGGGATCGGCCCGCCTTTTTCCCTTTCTTCCTGAACTTGCCCGGCAGCAGTTGCCAGCCGATTCAGTTGATCTGCTCGCTCACCTTGACCGAGTAGCCTGGCAACCGGCGAGGCAATGTTTGCCCCCATCTGGATAGCCATGGACCTAAACCCTGGAAGATTCGACTTACTAGACTTCTCCCATTCTGAAGCTAATGCCGCTTCTCTCTTGGCGGCCAGCAAGAAGTGCTCCCTCTGCTCCTCAGTAAGTGCAGGCTGTTCTGGTTCCACAATCCTGCCGCCTTGCCAGGACCCAGGCCCACTTGGCGCTACTCTTACGGGCTCACCATCCTGCCAGGACCCTGTGCCAGCTACGATCTCGCCGTCTCTCCAGCCCATTACTTTTCCTTTTAGAACTGCGGAATATTCATCGGTATCGGTTGCTGCGGAAGTAAGCCAGGCTTACGTCGTCGCTGTCCATCAGGACCAATGTACTCGTCACCTGGATTGAGGCTCTCATAAATCACGTCCGCATTCTCGGCCGTCATCTGTGGAGCCTGTAAAGTCTGGGGAGCTTCACCATGCCCTACGGCGTCAAAAGCATCCAGTTTAGCCATGATTTCCTGGGCCTCGCCTGACGTTCGCTTGCGCTTTTCTTCAATCCCGCCTATCGTCTCCGTTACTTCGCCGGTCAAGAGTTCCATGTAACTGTCCCGTCGGCTGGATTGCAATTCAGCCTGCTTGTCCTCGACCTTTTGTGCTCGCTCAGCTTTCAGTTCTAGCTCCTGATACGCACGGCTTTGTTTGTATTGCAAGATGAGCTTCGGCACTCCATCCGGCCCCGTTGTCATGGTATTACCATCTTCATCCTGCCAGGTCTCCCCGTTCCCGGGAGCTTTCCTGGGGTCACCCTTCCACCTGTTCCGATCAGCCGGCATTGCATCCTGGGTTATTCCCATCAGTTGACGAGTCAACTCCCGTTCTCCATCTGCTTTCTCGTCTGGGGTGAAATCTTCGCTAGTGCGAAGTGTCTGTCTTGCCTGATTGATCCTGGCAATTCTCTGCTTCGACTTCTGAGAATACTCATAATCGAAGTTCTCGGCCTCAAGCCTTGCTGCTTCCTGCTTTTCCCTGACCGTGTTCTCGAACTCTTGCTCACGAACCTGCTCATCTAGCCCGAATTTCACGGCTGTCTTTGCAGTCGCCTGGTCGGCCGCCTGCTGGTCTCGCTTAGCCTGGGCCTGGATCTCCTCCGTCTTCATGGCCCGGGCACTATTAAGCTTCTGGATAGCCAGCGCCCTTTCGTCGTATCCGGCCCCGCCTCCGCCGCCTCCGCCTCCGCCACCGACAGGGCCGGGGCGTGCTGCACCGGCGAGCTGCAATAAAGCCTGAAGCGTCTGTTGCTGGCGGTTGGCTTCGCCTTGACCAGCCTGGGCAAGGATTTGTCCGGCCGTATCGCTGCCACTTCCACCGCGTTCTATTCTGATTGCCATTAAACGCTCCTGATGTTTCCAAATGCCTTCAGCATCGCCGCGACCTGCGGGGTCATTTTCCCAGATGCAGCTCCTGCCAGTGTCGACTGAAGCGAACCAAGATCAGGGAACCTGTCCTCCCTGGCTCCAATGATTCCAAGTTTCGTCTGTTGCATCTCATCAGCCGTTCGATTGAGGGCCGATTGTCTTTCTCGCTCAACTCCAAGCTGCATAGTCGGCGCAACAGTTGTATTTGACATGCCGAGCCCGGCAAGTCGCTGCGCGATATCAGAACCCTGTCGACCGAAAGCGCTCGACACGTCGGCCATCCTTTGGCCGGTTGTCGCATCGGCGATGCCCAGTTGCTGCTGGTAGCGGGCTTCGTTCACGTCTTTAGCCTCGCCGTAGGCACGGTTATAGTTATCGATCATCTGCTGCATACTATCACCAACCCCGGCCGCCGCACCGACGTTTGCTGCTCGATCCTGAGTAGCCCACTGCAACTGTCGCTTTGCGGCTGTCGTGCCGACCTTTGCAACTTCGATTGAAGCCAGAGTAGCAGCAGTGTTCGCTGCTGTCTGCGCCTGACGGCCTGCAATGCCTTTACCCTGCGTCCGAAACGCCGCTCTCAGCCCTATACTCATGTTTCTGCTCCTTATTGTTCGGTCGTTATTCCGGTATCTACACAGTATGGAAAAAGTTCATTGAGCTTTTTCCGTCGTTCTTCACATCCACAATCAACATTGAGCGCTGCCGCTACGATACTGACAACATTAGCAATGCCTATTGCAGTTGTTATCTTTCGCACAGTATCACCGAGCCCACGAGATCGGACTGTAACCGTGACCATTGGCGCTTTTCTCCGCGGCATTAGTATCCATCCGGGAATATCTGGTCAATATAATATCCCCACGTCTTGAAGAAACTACTTCCGGTGCTCAACGGTTCGTCCTCTTCAGGCAATGTGCTTGAAACCTCCTGAACCTCTGTGTCCCCAGGCTCCATGAAGGGTGGACCCTGTGCTAAATTCGTGCATGGGGAGGGTGGAAGAACACCCCGGCACACATCGGTGTTGCCATAAACGGTAGGGCGATCTTCGGGGTTACATAAATCATTTTGTTCAAGAGTCCAGCTCCAATGATCCCGCTCCTCCCAGACGATACAAGCCCCATCCGCAGCACGCTCTAAATGGCATGTCAAGATTGACCACGTCGTAATTTCCGACCAATGGATTGTACCAAAGATCGGCTTAGTATTAGTGGGATCTTCCTCGATACCCGGTCTCTCTTGCAAGAACTGCATCAGCCACCAATGGTCGTCTCCGTCGCCACTGCCAGTCTGTGGCGTACCAGTCCATCCACCATCATAGCCGCCCAACGGAGGATGCGCAAAGCCATACTTGTCAATAACACCGACGGTCGCCCCCTCAAAATTCAAACGGGGATACCGTGTCCACATCCAAAATCTAGGAGTGTCGCATCCATCCGTAATTTTCTTGTTTATATAAGGCGGCCATCCACCTGGACCAGAGTCTGTATTTTCTTCAAATACACGCATGCCATCCGTAACATAATCCATGCAATCGTTTGCCATTTCTGGAGCTACGGGTCTAGTCGGTTGCTGATATTCCCGATCAACCTCACACGTTGAACCTACCGTCACCGTGACCACCGCCTGAGCGAGAACACGCTGTCCATCGAATGGGGAGCTGTTTGCCGACAGCGTAAACGTTCGGCCGTTATCGGTCGCACTTGCGTCAACCGAAAATATGGGGTCGGCTCCCCAGAAACTATCGCCGACATCGGCGTAATCCAGGCTAACCTCCTGGCTGAACGTACCCTCACTTTGCCTCAAGTCTAAGGTTTCATTGGTGTCGTCCCACTTGGCACTCCATACAATCTGAGAAGATGGCTCAGCGGTGACATAGCTTCCTTGGTCAGTAAGCACTGACAACGTGGCAACCACATCAGTCGGGTTTATTACTGCCGTGGCATCAAGGCTCAGAGAAAGATCCGGCTCATACCCCGGAGGCCACGGTCCCGTATATGGCCAGGTCAGATTCCAGCCCGGCGGCAAGTCAGCCGGCGTCTCTTCTGCTGGTGTTGCTGTGTATGCTCCGCCCATTATTATGCGTACCCCGTAACGAGGCCGTTTTTGACAGAAAGGGTTCCGCCACCGTCCAGCGCATATTCCGAAGTCGCGCCTGCGGTGCCGTCCGATGACTTGTAGCCACCCGCTTTGACGATGCTCGTAAAGTCAACATCCCCGCCATCTTTGAAATCAACTTCGAGCGACGCCCCGTCAAACAGTTGTAAGATACTCCCGGTCCCAGTCTGGTAAATACGAGCAGCGTCTTTAGAGCATCCAGCATATGCTTGATGAATCCGAACAACTTCATCATCTACACTTGGGTCTGATATATTTCGGTAGAAGTATCCACAGAATGATTCGTGACTCTCCCCGTATATACCTCTTCCGGATATGCTATGTCCATAGACCGCATCTCCAGAAGTACTAATTCCGTAAAGGCCCTTGCCCGCGTCACTTGTTCCTGATGCGCCGGTTCCGGCACCAGTATTGACACTTCCTAGCCCATCACAAGTGAACACCCCAGTCACATCGACATCACCAAAGAAGTTAGTCTCCTTTGTTCCATCATCCACTGACCACACTACGGCATCCGCCCCGCCTCCATCCGAGTCTGAGGTCCAAAACTCAAAAATTGTGCCACCAGAATTGTACACGAACCAATAATCAGGCTCATCACCGAATTCAAAAGCAACGTCGTCTCCAGGGTTTCCTCCAGCAACTATGCCAGTAATCGTTCCTGTTACGTCTAGGTCTCCGGTTATTTCCACGTCCCCAACAAGATCAACGTCTCCAGCGTCCTTGAAGTCGGCCACAAGTGCCGCGCCATCGTATAGCTGCAATATACTTCCGGTTCCAGTTTGATAGATTCTGGCAGCGTCTTTAGAGCATCCAGCATGTGCTTGATGAATTCTTACGACTTCATCATTCACTGTCGGGTCTGACACATTCCGATAAAAGTAACCGCACCAGGAAGAGGTACTCTCGCCATATATGCCCCACCCGGAGGTACTGGCCCCATGTATGGCAGTGCCGGAGGTACTAATGCCATGAAGACCCTTGCCTGAGTCGCTAGTCCCTGACGCCCCAGTTCCGGCACCAGTATTGACACTTCCTAGCCCATCACAAGTGATTACACCAGTCACATCGACGTCTCCGCCATCTTTGAAGTCCGCAACCAGCACTGCACCATCGTAAAGCCGTAAAATCGAACCACTGCCGTCCTGTTGAATGACAAGTGCATGATTCGTATCTGAAGCATGGTCTTGTTTTATCCTGACAACTTCAACTGGGTTAGATGGAGTTGCTGTATTTCTGGTGAAGAAACCCGAATAGCTATTGGTGCTAACCCCATACATAGCGATGCCGCCCGGGGAAGATCCATACACACCAAAACCACCACCGAGCCCCCTGACACCAGCATCATTGGAGCTCTCCCCCCTAACACCGTATTTATCTGTACTTACGCCATTGACACCATGCCCGCGCGTACTTGTTCCATAGACCCCACTGGAATTCTTGCTGAATCCATACACTCCGTTATCACTGATGCTCTCTCCGCGAACACCAGAAGCAGTCGTGCTCTCCCCAAAGACAGCTATAGAGCTCAAGCTGATTCCATAAATAGGCTGTGCGTCCATTCCCAAGAGATCAAACCGCCCGGTTTTGCTATTTTCTGTCGTCCAAGATGACCCGTCTGCCGAATAGGCCCATGTTGCCGTTCCGGAACTGGATCGGCGTATAAAAACTGTCCCTCCATCCGGCGGAATGGATTGCTTCAACACTATCCAATAATCAGAGCCAGATGATAATGTCACGCCGGAAGAGACGCCAAAGTACAGTACCGTATAACCTGTGCCTATCGAACCGTACGCAACAACAGTCCCAAGGGACCCAATCTGTGCGCCAGGCTTACCGGCAACATCGGTGTACAGATAACCTGTCATCAATGACGACAGGTTGGTGATTGTACCAGTTTTCTTAAGTTGCACCCTAAAGCTACGGAGAGCGTGATTGCCAGAAGCCGTAAACTTCATTGCCTCCCAAAGATTATCGTATGTCTCGTCTGAGCCGGATGACGTCCCGGCCTGAATCACCGTCGCAACCGACGTAGAGGTGACTCCAGGTGTCGCCTCCTGGTTGGTAGTTGCAGTGATGTCTGCTCCGGCAGTGCCGGTAATCAAGCCAGAAAACGTACCAGCACTGGCAGCAATGTCCCCAGTGAAATCAACATCATCCGTCCCGTCCTGGACAGCCATGACGAGACCATCGGCTCCGCCGCCATTCACGTTAGTGGACCAGAACTCGTACGCAGTACCGGATGAGTTGTACAAGAACCAGTAATCCACAGACGTTCCGATATCAAACGTGACGTCATCGAGTATCGCCGGACCGATGAGCGAGTGATCGTAGGTCGTCTCGTGATTCGCTGCGAGCCACGTGGCAGCACGACCGTCCGTATGATACGAAGTGTGATCGTCGTCGCCCAGACCCAGGAACGCACCATGATCCAGAGCTGCATTGAAGTCCGAGAACGCGGTTTTATTATTATGAGTGCCAGTTGCATCATAAAACGCAATTGTATCAGCAGCAACAATTGTATCCGCATCCAAGCCGTTGATGTCTAAGTCGAACGTCCTGTTTGCTGCAAGCGTGCCGCCACCAGTCAGTCCACTCCCTGCTGAGAACGTAACGGTAGTGTGATCTACGTGGTCATTGGAGTCATATCCAGACAGACTGTTGTGTACAATCTCTCCATCGTTAGTCGTTAAGGTAACGAAGTTTCCCCCATCAGCAAACGAGATCCCGGTGCTCGTACGCAAAGCACCATCATTGAATGCAGCACCGAGATAATCCCCTGTCGCACCAACGTCAACCTTCACCTTGCCATCATTTGCAATTGGGACATATAACCCTGCATGATCGCCCCATCCGTAGGCAGTGTCATAATTTGCGTGGTTATACGTTGTTTCGTGATTTGCCGCAAGCCATGTTGCCGCTCTGGCATCATTGTGATACTGGGCGTGATCGTCATCGTTTAACCCAACAAGGTTTCCATGGTCACCAACTACGGCCCCGACTCCAGGCTCGTCCACTACATTCCTGTAATCATTCACCTCAATGAGGCTGTAGTATGGCGAGCCGGCCTGCCGCTGCACAATGACGCGGGCAATGACTTTCGACTCTTCAACCGGCAAATTGCCAAATTCCATGTCGGCGATGCTATTCCCGTCCCTTGTCGCATTTAGTGTGGCACCATCTTCCTGCCCAGGGACGAGGTATACCGGATAATTCTGATTGGTCGATGCGATGATCCAGTAAACAAAATACCTATTTACACCGACATCCTCAAGGTCCCACACCCCACCGGTTGCATAGTTTACTTGTGGAACATTTGCAGTAAGTATCACAGGGACCGAGCTTGCGGCGTCGACACGCCAGTTACCGGCAGCACCATCCCTGTACAATATCGGACAGGTCAAAGGGGTAAGCGTCTGATCCCATCTACCAGAGCCGAGATCATCGGTAATATTACACTCGATATCCTCGTCGAATATCCTCCCTATACCGACATCAAGTTCATCCCCGTTAATCGCAACACCAAGACCGTTGGCCCATCGCGTTCCAAACGATTCGTGTAGATACTCATGTAACGGATCTGAAAGAATCCATGAGTGGAGCTCAGAAGACATCCCAACGACCGCACCATTGACCGCATCCCAATAAAACTCCGAAACAAATACTGCTGTGTCGTCAAAATTCCAGTCAGTCTGTGAAGCCTCCATCGTGCCGCCGGACGTTATGGAAATATGCCACATTCCCTCCGTGTCATCGAACACGACACTCAGTGGAGCAGCGAATGTCTCTCTTACACCAGCAATCCAATACTCACCGGTTCCGGAGTGTGTCAGCGAGAATGTTCGTGAGGGGGTGTCTATAGCAAGGGTATAGGCTTCATCGGCAGCGGTTCCAGGGGCCCACCCGGTTTTCAGATGCGAGTATTGCGGGTGGTCATTGTCCCCAAGCCCCGCAATGTCTCCATGATCGCCAACATCGAACCTTGCGTTTCCGGTATCCCAATACAGTATCTCGCCGTCAGCAGCCACATCGGCGTACCCATCCATGTAGCCGGTAAGTGTGCAATTTGCGAACGATGCATTGCCAGTCGAAGTGATATTCTGGTCGTCAAGATCAACGCTTGAGTGTGCATTGACATAAGGGACATACGTTTCAGCAACCAAGACAATGAACGCTGCAAGGCCACTAGCAGCCTCGTCCTCACCCTGATTAAGTAACTGGATCGCTCTCCGCACCTCTTCGGGACTATTGGGATTTGGCGGGCGACGCATTAAGCCTGCCTCCGTCGGCCGGTGGGCTTTACTGTGGCTATAATCTGCTCGATGCTCCAGCTTCGTGCAGTTTCGCCAGTCAGCTTAATCATCATCGCCTGCCCCCGGCAACCAGGACGAACGCTGGCATTGAGGCCAGCAACAAAGGTCCCCGTGTCAGAAGCTGAAGCAGTTTCTGTTCCCTCAAATGTTTGTGCTGGATATGTCGTCCATGTTACATCGCCGCTTCCAATGGCAATCTCTCCAGACATGGTCAGAATCGATCCAGTATTACCGTCTTTCCCCAACGCAATCGGCCCAATCTCCGCATACGTCAAGAAGGCCGTCCCAGTATCTGACTCAGCTAGTTCACTCATTCGGCGAAGCGTCCCGTCACGACCACCGAGGATGACACCAGAATCTTCGATTACAATACCCTGAACAGCACAAGTCGCAGTCGGTTCATAGTCTGAATCAAGCGACACAGGCCAGAACGTCTTGCGATCCCAGTCAAGCCACCAATGGGTTCGTGCGTTGTATGAATCGGGAGTAAGGTAGATATGAACACCCCGCCCCTGAATGTCATATTCCAGGGACGCCGTGACTAGATTCGGATCAAGATTCAGGAACTCACGAGGCAACGTTTCTCTTGACAATGACTTCGGATATGTGCTGCCGCCGGGCGCCAGTACATAGATACCATCCAGGGACAGAAAAACTAGCTCTCCGGCTGGATTAAGGCACCATGCGGACTGCCCAATAATCCCGACCGCCTGGCTAAGCGAGTCGAGCTGGCCGCCGAAGGCCGGGTCACCGCGAAGCCGCCAGATTTCGCTTCGGCATGCCATGATGAGATAATCGTCGCTGTGCGGGATGAGGGCGGTGATAGCCGTTCCAGGTACTCCAGCTTCGCTACTAGTTCCGGCGACAGCGCGTTGCGAGTCTTCTTGCGAGTAGTCCCAATCAAGTGAGTCTCCTTGTCGGCTCATGTACCAAACGTGTGGGGCGATCTCGGCCCCGGCCATAACAATTCGATCGAGATAGCGGCATATCAGCGGATTCCCGGTCGGAACCTGCCCGGTCGTCGCAGCCATGATCGTGATCGTGTTCAGCAGCGGGTCGTAAATCTTTGGGGCTCGCTCGATCCGGTAAGCGCAAGTTCCGTCTCCAGGCGCGCTGTCGAGGGTGACGCCGTTTGTGGCGTGGACCGACACGATCCCGTAGGTTCCGGCAACTGTCGCTCCGGTGGGGTTTGAGATGACGCATACGTCACTGTCGGGGTCGATACCAAGGGTTGACCAGTCATTCGCTCCTCCGTCATCTAATACCGAACCTGACACTGCCCCATCAGTCCCTGAGTCGCGCGTGTCGCCGTAGTCCGCAATGTAAAGCTTCTGTCCGCTCTGCGTCGATGTAAGCGGAACATCGCTGCGGACCGTCAGGTCAGATGTAATAACAGTCATCCGGCCATATGCAGTCTCTCGCCACAGGTCACCTCCGGCCGAGGCAACGAGCATTGATCGAAGCGCATCAACAGAACCCGTCGAATAATACTGCACACGGAACGTGTTCGCCAAACAAATCCCCGACTCCGTAGTACATTCCATGCCAAAGCCAACTCGTACACCACCGTGCGCACCAACAACGCCCGTGAGTATCTGGGTACCATTCCAGTAAACCGTCACAGTAGTGCTTGAGATCGTAGCCGTCAGCCACCCAGGCTGGACAGCAATCGTACCGGAGTCGGTATCAATCACTGAGGGCGTGGTACTTACAAGCGACGTAAGGGACGCAGTATAAGCTCCTGTACTGCCTGTCTGCACCAACTCGATAACCACGCCATCGGTCTCCGCGTCCGGGCTACTATCATCCAGCCGGAAATAGAGCCGATAGTCCCCGTGCCACTCGCCGTTCCAAGGCGTCAAGAAGATTTCCACCACATAAGGCTGAGACGTGTCGATCGGCAAGGCGTCGAGCACAACCTCACCCTCGCTGACAGACGTATCAACACTCGCCAGTGCCGTTGGTAGAATACTGGGAACATCATCCGCCCAGCTGGCCTGTGTCCACGCAGCGACAAGCGTTGTCCCGTCGAACGTATCCGACCAAGATGTGAAGCCGTCACCAAGCGCAAGAATCATGGGGTCCAACAACCGAACGGCCGCTCCCAGACTGTCGAGGTGCGACTCGATCAAACCTGGGCGCGAGCCCCCTCGCTCCCTTCCCTGAAGATTGCCTTTCGGCCGCACATTCGATAGGTTGCGAGAGGTGTAGGGCGGTTGCTGCCGATGTGCCCCCCTGCGGTTCAGTCCACCGAGGGGGAACTTAATGTCGATCAGCTTATGTTTCCTGGCCATCCCTATGCATCCGAGTCAGCCGGCGGATCTATTTCAGAGCTAAGAAAAAACGGCTCCAGCTTCCCGAGGTCCTGAACAGACAGCGACTCGTCCTTCTCATCGACAGCATTCACGACTTCCGAGAATTCGACAGAAGACACGGCGAGATCAGACTCGACCGCCAGCACTGCGTTGAATTTCTCAACATAATACTCAAACTCTGGCGTTCCGGACTCAAGCCGAACTTCTTCACCGTCTTCTGTGCCGGCAGCCTCGTGGATGAGTGCAACCCGCTGCTTTTCGATAACGGCATACTCATCAGTGACGAGCTTCGTGTACTTGAGGATCTTGTAAGCAATCGCTGCATTCATGTTGATTGCTGACAACTTTTGCCACGACTCTAAACTCTGAAAAATCTGTCCAAGGATCATCTCTCTTCTCCTTTGCCTAAAAAACGAAAACCCGGCGACAGGAGTGCCGCCGGGAAAGAACTCAGTCGATTACGAGGTTGCACTAGCCCAGTATTTTATCCACTTCTGGGAACCGCCAACCAAGATTGGGATTGAACCTTCGCCGTCACCATCGTCTACGCTACCTACTGTCAGGCCGGTTCCGGCTGTCGGAACAGCAAACGCATTGGTTGGGCATTCGGCACCAGAGATATTCCCGTATCGAATACCAGTGGTCATTGTTCCTTCGGCCCGCAACTCGACGCCGTTTGCGATTGTCGCCCCGGACTCAACACGAACAAATACACCGCTTGCGTTGGCCGGCGTGCCGGCACCACGCATTGTCATGTTGATCCCATGCCAATACGGGCTGGTCAATGAGCCTGCTCCACCGTCTAGAACCAAACCAAGAACCGCAACCTCCCCGCTAATGGTATTGGTGCCTGCTCCGACGTTGATCTCGCCCTGCATGACATAGACATCTTTGCAGTCTTTGTCGACAGTGATCCACCAGTCAGCACATTTCAGCCGCAGGTTCGCCATGTCGTTTGTGTCATGGTAGAGGCCCTGCTGGATGAGGTTGATTGTACTGGTGGAGGCCGGATTGGTTCCAGCGAGATTGTAGTTCATCTGCACTGGCTCGAAGTTCTCTGCGCCAGCGCCCCCAGCAAACGTAACCAGCAGTTCGGCGGCGGACCTGCCGCCAATCATCAGGGCATGGTTTGTCCTGCCGGTGTTCGGCGTCATTGTTCCAGTAAAACTGATGCCAGTTGTACAAGTACCGATAGCAATACCAATGGCGCTTGCGCTATCTTCAATCTGGATTCCCGTCGCCCATGGATAACAGCCTGAGCTTTTCTTGAGACGAATTCCGGCCAGTGTACCACTGATAGTTGCCGCATCGTCAACGCTGCAATCAACGACAATACCGTTCAGGTGTCCGGTCGAGAGATCAAGGGTCGACGGCGCGATAACGGCAAAACTGCCGGCTGCGGTCGTGGTGGTTCCGGTTCCGGCGATTTCAGTGGTTCCAGAAATCTCCACCCATCCCATTACGCCTGCGTGATTGCCATCAGCCATATCGGCTTTGACTCGCAATTTTCCAAACATACCGATCTTGGCAGTGTTTGAAGTCTGGGCGACTTCGATTGCATAGCGAGCATAGATGCCAGCAGACGAACCTGTAGCACCTGCTACAATGTCAGCGTTTGCTTCACACTGCACGTCCACCGCGAACGGATACGCAGTTGTCAGGTCAATGCCAGTGTCCTGTACGCCCATGCGGAAGACACCAGAGGTCGCGATGTCGATAGCATAATTTGCAGCACCGGTGATTGCAAGACCAGCTGTTGTGTTCAGTATCGAAATACCGACAGGCCAGTCAGCAGCACCAGCCGCCTTGTCAATCAAGATGCCAGCCACAGTGCCGGTAGCCGTGAGCGTACCAGAACCCGTTGTCTCCACATGGAGACCGGCAATTTCACCGCCGCTTGCGGCCGTCAAAGCAGTGCCAATCTCAAGACTCGCCGACAAGCAAGAAAGTGTCGCCCCGCTGCTTGCAATCGACGTGCCGGCTACTTCGATGTAGCCCTGAACCGGAGCAAAGATTCCCGTCGCGACATCAACAAGATCAAGCAGCTTCAATTGACCGCGACTTGAAATGACCGTAACGGCCGGGGTGTCCACTGTCAGAAGAATCCTAGAAAGCAGCCCACGATACGTAGCGCCGCCGTCAAGGGCAGCACCAGCATCATCGTACAGCAGAGTGAACGGCCTGGTATTGGTCGCACTGAGAGTGACACCGCCGCTGGCTGTACTCTGATACGTTCCGGTTTCCAGAAGCCTGGTAGGGTACGCATCAGCCACATCACCAAGGTCACCCAGGGTGATAGACTCAAGCGGCTCGACGGCGTTAAACAAGCATGATGTGACAGAGCCCTCGTTCACATAGAGCGAGGTCCCAACCCCCCCATCAGTTTTCTGAAAGATACACCCGGTCTCATAACCAGGATCACCGTCTGTCGGCACGGTAACACCAGACAAAGACAGCAACCCATCAATGGTCACACTAGGCGGCTTGATCCTCAGTACGTCAGCAGTTCGTTG